CACTGCTACGCGCTGGCCGTCCGTCAAACCGTCGCCTGGGAGAAGGCGCAGAAGGCCAAAGCCAAGCAGGGGGCCAAATGAACAAGCCCACGCCCGCGGAGCTCGCCCGCCTCGAGGAAGCCCGCGCCTCGGATGCCGCCTGGACTCGCGCGGTCGCCGCTGAGATCGCCCTGCGCATGCAGCACGCGCGCGCGGAGAAGGCCGCGGCTCCTGCCGCTGCCGCCAACAACCACAACCGTTCCTGATCCCTGGAGGTCGTCATGCCCGTTGCCACTTCTGCCCTCAATCTCGACGCCACGGTCGACGCGCTCGGCGCTGAGATCGGCCGCCGTGCGTTGCTCACGTTCGTTCGCCTTGCGCCCGGGCTGTCGTCCCGCACGGACGAGCAGCTGCAGGCCGCCTGCGACGCCATGAAGGCCGCTGTCCCTGGCGCGCTCGACCAGCTGCTAGCCGATGCCAAGGCCGCGCCTGCCCTGGCCCAGGTCGCCGCGGCCACCGCGGTGCTCACGATCGCCCAGGCCGGTGTTGCCGCCCTCGGTCCTGCCGTGACGGAGGCCGCGTGAAGCGCCTTGTGAAGTTCCAGGTCGACGCCCAGGTTTATCTGGCGTTCGTCTCGTACTCATCGGAGGAGGAGTTCCAGGAGTTGTTCGAGGGCCTTGTCATCCGCCGGTTCGGCTGCGATATCAGCGAGGTCGACGTCATCGGCTGGCAATCGTCGGACGAGTCGGCCTTCCTCGTAACTATCGGGTAAAAGCCTCGCTTTTCCTGTTGACACACCCTAATTCTTAGGGTCATATCTGTCTCACGCGCTGCGCGTTGCGGCGCCCACCCAGGAGGCTCGAATGACCCACCGCCACCCGCACGAACAAGAAGACGACGATTTCTACTTCTCGGCTGCCGATCGTTTCGACGGCTTCGATCGCGGCGACCTCGACAACGTCGATCTCCTGACCGAGGACGAAGCGCCGGCCGATGCTGGTGCGCCCGCTTCTGTCCTGCCCATCGTTGCCGACCGCGACGACGACGTCATCACGTTCTAAGGAGCCCGCCATGCCGAAGCCCACCACCGCCTCGTCCCTGATGCAAGCCGCCGCGTGCGACGCGGCCTATCGGGGCGTCCGTCACATCCCGGCTGGCGTTGACAAGGTCATCGCCGGCATCGCCGAGCGCCGCCTGAACGTGCCCACGCTGCTGGTGCGCGGTGGCGACTCGGTCGACTTCCACGAGGTCGGCGTCACGTCGCTGCGCATGGCCCTGGCCGAGGCCTATCTCGCCGGAATGATCGCCGGCCGCACTGCCGCCTGAAGGAGGCTCGAATGTCCAAGCACACCCCTGGTCCCTGGTCCGTTCGCCGCGATCCCAACAGCACCACAGTCGAGGTGCGCAGCGCCAGCGGCCTCGTCGTCTGCGAGGTCGGCGACACGTCGCTCGAGGACGAGGTCAACGCGCAGGCGATCGCCGCCCTTCCCGCCCTGCTCTCGGCGATCGAGTACGCCGTGCAGTTCTCGGATGCGGATATCTCGCCCGTGATCCGCAAGCGGCTGCAGGCCGCGCTCGCCCAGGTGGCCGCCTGAACTGCCCGGGTTTTGCCTTGTTATTCGACTTGACGCACCCTAATTCCTAGGGTCTTATTCGTCTCACGCGCTGCGCACCGCGGCGCCCTTCTGGAGGCAAGCATGAAACTCGGAACCGAAACCGGCAGCGTCGTGAACCACCTGATGTCCCGCGGGACGAATGGCGAGCCCGAGCCCGTGGTCGGCATGGGCTGCACGACGCTCTACTGGACCGATCGCAAGGCCTGCACGATCGTCGATGTGATCCCGGTCGGCTCGCGCTTGATCCTCGCCATCACCGAGGACAAGGCGGTGCGCGTCGACTCGAACGGCATGAGCGAATGCCAGGAGTACCGCTACGAGACGGACCCGCGCGGTGCTCGCATGCACTTCCGGAAGAACCGCAAGGGCTTGTGGCGCGGCGTGTGGAAGAACGAGGCCGGCCGCTGGGTCGAGTGCGATGGTCCCGGCCTGCAGATCGGCGTGCGCCGCGCGTACCACGACTTCTCGTTCTAAGGAGGCGCCGTGCTGCTGTCCGAGATCCAGATCGGCATGCGCGTGATGGTGGTCAACGGCGGCCGCCATCAAAACAGCGACGGGCTTGTCGCCGCGATCGCTAACGGCCGCGTCGGCGTCGACATCCGCAAGCGCCGCGCTCGTTACTGGTTCGCGCCGTCCGAACTGGCGCGCATCGTTCGAAGGAGCGAGCGTGGCTGACTGGCGCTGCCCTCGCTGTGACGCACCCAGGCCCTGGCAGCACGCGCCTGGGTGCGATGAAGACCCCGACTACGACGATTCCAAGGAGGCACAAATGTCCAAAACCCCCGCCCAACGTTGCGCGCTCGCCGCGCTGATCCGCATCGATCCGAAGCGCGCCGCGTGCTCGGATCAAGTCCGCGCATTGCTCGAGGACGAGCACCTGCGCCTCTACCTGGAGACCTGGGTCTATCCGTTGCTCGAAAAGGCCGCGGGCATACCGATCAATCGCGACGTCCAGGATGACGCCGACGACGTTGTCGGGCGCGACATGCACGCCGCCCAGGTGGCCGGTGTCGTCGACATCGAGCCGTTCACGCTCGACGGTGAGGCTTGGCAGGTGCGCGTCGGCAAGGGTCCGGGTGCGCGCGTGCTGTCGCCCACGTGGAACTCGCGCGGCGCGGCGATCGCGGGCGGGCAGGTGGAGGTGCGCCGGCTTGCCATGCGTGGCGAGCGCTTCAAGATCTCGACCGACCTGTCGAAGCCGGAGGCCGCATGAACACCCTTGCTCGCGTCGGCCGCTCGGTTCGCGTGGTGCGCGACGACGGCTACCGGATCCAGCGGTTCCTCGAAATCCTGCGCAAGCACGGCATGCACAACGTCCACGAGGCGCGCATTCGCCTGTCGGGCGCGATCCCTTCGTCCAACAAGCGGGAGCCTTCGCTGTGACCGCCCGCTCGAATCGCACGGACGTCCGCAACCCGCTCACGCGCCTGCCGGCCGCGGTCAAGCTGCGCGCGCTTCCCGCGCCCGCGCGCGAGGCCTTGCGCGCTCTGCTGCGCGATCTGTCGGCCGATGCTCGTGCTCAGGCCGACAAGGCCTGGCGCTCGCACAAGGCGCCAATGGCGGCCTATTGGAAGGCCGCCGCTGTCTACTCGCGCCACGCGGCGCTGCTGCTCAAGGAGAAGCCATGAAACTGCAGCCTTTCATGTGGGTCGCCACCGGCATGCGCGCGGTCGATCGCGAGCACTTCGGCGTGGCCCAGTACTACCGGGCCGATGACGTTGACGCGCGTATCGCGGCGCTTGATGGCGCGTTGCGCGATGCGCTTGACCACGTGCGCGACGGCCGGCTGCAATGGAACGAACTAGCCGGCCGCAGGCGCGGCGAAACAAGGCAGGCGCACGAGGATCGCCTTAGCGTGCACGTGCAGCGAAACGAAGATCGCCGCGAGCTAATCGAGCGCATCGAGGCCCTGCTATGACCGTCGCCCTAAGCCCAAGCATTAGGCTGCGCACGCCGTCGCGCGGTGTCGTCCTGGTGATTCACGCGCCGCAGCCGGACACCCGCTTTTGGTGGTTCGCGCTCATGCGCGACGCGCGCAAGTTCGCCGATCCGTACCTGCTTCAGATGGTGTCGGATCTCGACCACCCGCCCAAGGTCGAAACGAAGTCCGACGGCACCTGCGCATTGCGCGTTCTTCATCGCGTGTGGCTGAATCTGGCCAGCGATGCCGAGGCCGACCGGGCTCGGGCCTTCATCGCCGAGTTCGACCCCGTCCTTCGCAAGGAGCCCGCATGAGCACGATCGCTTTCCGCCCTCGTCCCTGGCCGCGCGACCCGTCCGGCCGCCCGCTGATGGTGTCCGAACTCGACGCGCTCGAGTTCCGGCTACAGGTGGCGTCGGCCACCCAGGAGATGGTGCGGCAAATGTCGCCCGACCAGCGCGCCACGCTGATGGCCTCTGCTGCCCTGCAGCGGTCAGTCCGGGCCTCGGCGATCGGGCTGATGCTTGCCAGGAATGCCAACTATGCCGCCCGGCGCGCCTTGCGCTACCCTAAGACCTAGGGTCTAATCGGCCTGCCAAATCCAACAAGGAGGACAACCATGGCAACCGCACCCCGCCCCGCAACCGCCCAGCGTCCGCTGCGCTCCGAGTACGACGTGTGCGAGGCCTTGAAGCCCCGCCGCAAGCTGCCCAACGTGGCCAACACCGCCCGCCAGCGGGCCGCCGAGTTCCTGGTCGGCTTCTCGGTCGGCAGCGCCCTGGGGCTCGCCCTGGGGGCCATCCTGGTGCTCGGCGTGGTGTCCCGGTGAACGCCGAGCACGACCCGCGTCCGCTCACGGTGTTCCCGCCACGCCGGCGCCATCGCTGGCCGTGGTTTCTCATCGGCGCGGTCGCGTACCTCGTCGCCCTGTACCTGATCGGAGTCCTGTCGTGAGCACCAAGAACGAGGAAGCCCTGCGCGACCTCATGCAAAAGCACCACCTGACCTACGCCAACGTCGCCGCGCTCGCCGGCCGGTCGATCAAGACCGTCGAACGCTGGCTTGCGACGCCTGGCACGGTGAGCTTCTCGCCCATGCCGGATAACGCGCTGTCCCTGGTGCGCCTGTCCATCAACGCTCAGAAGAAGCCGCGCAAGGCGCGGCGGAAGGCTTGACCCGTGTGGATTTACCTCAATGACGCCTTTGTTTCGATCGTCGCGCACCGCGAGAAGCGCGACCTCCTGTGCTGTCGCGGCCGCCTGCAGGGCGATCTGCAGCGCGCGTTCCGCGGCCACCTGAAGGGCCGCCGGGTCAAGCACACCCCGGGCGCCGACTACGCCTACCGGATCGAAATGCCGCGCGCGCTGGTGGCCAAGCTGCTAGCGCAGCAGGTGCGCGAGATCGACTACCCGAACTTCAAAGGATCGGTTCGGGATCCGGGCCGCGAGGCGCTGTACCTGCGCGTGTGGGGCGTGATGAAGTCCGAGCAGGACCGGCGCGAGCGCCAGGGCGGCACCGCGTCGCTGTTCGGGATCGTGCGCCCTGGCCGCATCCCGTCGCGCAACGCTGACGGGTTGCTCGAATGCGGGCATTGCGAATACGAGGAGGCGGACGGGTCGCTGCGCATCCAGTGTTCTGCGTGCCAGCACGAGCAGGAGCTTGAGGAGGTGCAGCTGGGGCCGGATCCGATCGTGAACAAGCCGGGCGAAAGCCTGGTCGAAACGGTCCGGCGCGCGCGGGCTAAACCTCGCGCTCGATCGTGATCCGGATCTTGGCGAAGACGTGCACCACCCGCTTGAGCTCCGGATCGAACACGTCCACCGGCATCCGAACGTCCACCCGGCTGGCGTAGATCGCGTTGCCGCGCGTGTCGGCGGCCCGGCCGCCGGTCCGCACGATCGCCTGGGCAGCCAGCGTCGCGATCTCGGCCGCGGTGTACTCGGCGAGCATCGCGGTGGTGATCATCACGGGTTCAGCCTGAACACTTCGGCCGCCTCGAGGCGCAGTTCGGCGATCGTCTTGCCGCTCTGAGGCAGGAACTCTCGCAGCCACCAATCGAGCGCCTCGCCGATCACCGGGCCATCGATCTCGGGTCGGTAGGGCTGCATGTCGCCCTCCACCGCGTCCGCTCCGATGCGGCCTTCGAAGCCGACAACGTCCGCACTGAACGACCAGGCGCCGCCGGTCACCTCGTGAATCGCTGGCGCGCTCACCGGCGGGTCGAAGTACGAGGGCTCGATCCACGCGAAGCCGTCCGCGGTGTCGAAAAGGAAGCACGCCGGCCGGTACATGCGCTTGCCGTCCGGCATGTCCAGGCCGATCACGATGCCGCGCCACCCGCGGGTCCATAGGGCCGTGCTCATGTCGTCCTTCCGTAGACCTTGATCACGTCGGTCAAGGCGCGGCCGTCGGGCCACTTGCTGTACCCGAGCGCCTTCAGTTCGGCGATCAGGCGCTTCTGTTCGGCGTCGGTGTAGACAACCACGCGATCGAGGTCATCGAACACCGAAAGCCCGTTCTTAAAGATCGTCTCATTGCCCCGCGATCGCGCGGCAGTCCGGAAACTTGTGACGGTCTGTCCCAGGCGGCTTTCTTTGTAGCGTTCGGTGGTGTTGCCGTACTTGTCGCCATCGTAGGTGATGGCGTCGGTGCGCTTGAGCACCTTTGCTTTCCAGTAGAAGCCGGGCCCTTGCGTGTCCGTGCGCGCGCGGATCCTGGTGAAGAAGTAATCGGCGCCGCCGCTGTTGAAGTCGGCCGTGACCGATGTGCCTTTGCCGGCAAATGCGCCGCGGCGCGCGCGATCCAGCTGGCTCGCTGCTTGGCCGCCGCCATTGATGATCGTCAGCAGCTGGTCGGCGACGCCCTCGGAGCCACTGCCGTCCGCCGCGAGGTTCAGCGGGTTGTGATAGACCGCGTACTCGCGATCGAACTGATCGAACTCCGGTGTATCGAGATCCGGCCGCACCGTGTACGCGCGCCCGTGGCCGAAGGCCTGGCGCTCGCCGTTCACCGCCTGCCAGCCGCGGGACTTGGTCACGTCGACGCCCGTGTGCATCTTGAGCAGCCGCAGCTTTTCGAGCACGAGCGCCTGGCCGCTGCGCTGGGTGTCGATCGCGAGGAATTCCTTCAGCTTGGTGCGGTCCGCGGCGAGCCTGATCTCGGCCACCTGGTTCAGGTAGAGCACCTGCCGGTCGACCTCGCTGGCGCGCGTGCTGTTCACGCCCAGCTGCTGCAGGATCTCGAGCGGCCTGGCCGCGGCCTTGGCGTCTGTGCCCGGGGTGTCGACGTAAAACAGGCCCTTCACGGCTTGCGAGTTTTCGCGCCTGTCCGGCACGAACCGGAGGACGGTGCCGTCGGCCAGCGTCGCTTCGTAGACCTCCTCGGCGCCTGGCACCTTCACGGTGGTCGCTGATAGCTTGGGCCGGCTCTTGTCGAAGGTCGCCTTCTCGACGCGGAGTTCGTTCACTCGCTTCCACGGGATGGTCGGCGCCGCTGCCGGCTTGGCCGCTGGCGCGGCTTTGACTTCGTACTGCACCGCGGTCATGCCGCCCGCATCGAACTTGCCGGGGATCTTCTGAGCCCTGCCGATCTTCTTTGCGTCGATCAGCGCTGTCTCGAATTTGCCCAGCCAGTCGGTGACTTCCTTCTCGACCAGCTGCAGAACGGCGCCGCTGAGTGCCTTCGCCTTGGCGGCCCGGATATCGAGCAGAGCGGCGTAGCTGTCCTTGATCGCTTGTTCGAGGCGATCGATGTCTTTGCCGATGTAGTTCTCGCCGGCCGCGGCCCGCTTGTTGATGCCCTTGATCGCGGCCAGCGCGTTCAGGCGCCAGCGCTCGAGCGAGACCGTGTTCGGCGGTGCGTTCGTGGACAGCGCGCCGGACGCCTTGATCGACTCCAGCAGTTTCTTCTGTGCGTCCGGCCGGATCTTCATCCACGCGCGCGTGCCCGCCTCGCCGCCGGTGCGCGTGAAGTGATGCAGCACGACCTGGTGATCTTCGAGGTCCGGCCCGTCGATCGTCAGGGCGTAGCCGTTGGCCCGGCTGTCGGCGATCGCCTTGAGCTCGGAGGCTGTCACCCGGTCGTTCAGGCCTGGCACCGGCGCAGGCGGCTCGATCGGGGGCTTCTCGACCAGGCCGAACCGCTCGGCGATGAATTGCTTGCGGGCGATCAGGCGGTCGGCGAGGGCGTTGCGGTCGCGCGCATCCAGCGGGCCGTACTGTTCGACCAGGGCGCGGATGTCGGCGTCGCTGAGGCGCGCCACGCGCTCGGCGCTGGCCTTCAGCTGGGTGGCGGTGATCTTCCCGAAGACCTTAGCGGCCTGGGCTGCTGTCGCCGGGTTGCGCAGGGTGTCGATCTCGAGCACCTCGTCGCCCCAGGCGTCGCCCTTGAGGCCGCCGGTCGCCCGGTACCGCATGGACCCGCCGACGTCGATCCGGATCGCCTTCGTGCCCTTGAGCACGGTGTTGTCGAAGTTCAGGCCGATCGAGTCCCAGTTCGCGAGCCAGGCGTCGACCGCGAATCCGTCCATCACTTCGCCGTTGGCCGCCAGTTCGGTCGCGCTGCCTTCCCGGATCCCGTCGATCATGCGGCTCGCCAGGGCCGGCTTGCCCTTGTATCGGATCAGGTGAAGTTCGGGCGTTTCGATGCCGGCCAGCTGGTAGAGCTTGCCCGCTAGCACCTCGTTCCGGACGTTGTCCTCGCTGTCCGGAAACTTGATGAGCCACTTCTGCCCGGTGTCCGTGTCCTGCACGAACTCGCCGGCCGTGGCTCCCTTCGTCTTGTTGCCGATCTTCACCAGCTTGGCGGGATTCGGGGGCGTGCCGGCGGCCACCGCGACCGCCTGGGCTGCCGGGGCCGGCTCCGGTTCCGGTGCCTCTACGGCTGGCGACGCGGCCGCCTGCTGCGCTTTCTTCGCGGCCTTGGTGGCTGCTGCCTTCTTTGCGGCCTCGCTGGCCTTGGCCTTCTTTGCCGCGGCGGCCGCGGCGGCGGCCTTGGCCTCGGCTTCGGCCTTTTTCTTGGCCTCGATCGCGGCCTTCTCGGCGTCGACCTTGGCCAGGAACGTGGCCTGGTCGGCTTCCGGCAGGGACTGCAGGGCCTTCACGAGGCTCGGCGCCGGGATCTTCCCTTCGAGGACGGCCTTTTTGTAGGTCGCCAGCTTGGAGGCCGTCTCGGTCTTGACCTTGGCTGCCGCGGCTTCGGCTTCGACGTCCGCCAGCTTGGCGGTCGGCGTCTTGGCGTCCCAGCCGGCGGCCTTGGACACCTTGGCGTAGGCCTTCTCGAGGTAGCCCTTGCCCACGCCGGCGTACTGGCCCTGCGCGATGCTGGCCAGCTGCTGCAGCGCGGACGCTTCGGCGGCTTGCTTGGCGGCCGCGGCCTTGGCTGCCGCGAGCGCCTGGTCGGACGCGGCGTTCGCTCGAGCCTGTTGCGCCATCGTGTTCTGCCGGGCCGCGATCGCCGCGGCCTCGTCGGCTGCCGCTGCCTCGGCGACCAGGTACTGCTGCTTTTCCAGGGCCTCTTTCAGCGCGCCCTTCTGAGCGATGCCGTTCGCCTTCATCTTCTCGGCGAGCAGCGCCTTCATCTGGCTCACGGCGGACTTGCCGCTGTTGTTATCGAACCCGGGATCAAGCCCTTGGGGCACCTTCTCGCGCGCGCCCGTGCGCGGGTTCGTCCACGTGTAGGTGCCGTCGTTCGGCGCCTCGGTCGCGGGCTTCAAGCCCAATTCCTCGAGCTCGTCCTCGCTCAGTTGAATCACGCCGCAGCGGCAGTTCCAGCCGTTCGGCGGGTAGTGGCTGTTCCACCACGGGCTGTCGACCGGCAGCACCGTCTTGTCCCACTTCGCGTGCAGCGGCCGCGTGCGGAAATCATCGACGGCGTCGTACATGATGAACGGCGCGATGTCTTTCTGGCCCTCGATCTCCTGCCACTGGCCAGCGGCGTAGCTGCTCATCATGTTCGTGCGAAAGATCGTTTCGAGGCGCGACGGCGAGCCCAGCTGCGCGACGATCACCTTGCCGCTGATCGGGTCGACCACCTGCTGCCGCCCCCACCAGCCGGCCTGCTGCAGGATGGGCGTGATGCTGTCCGCCCATTCCTTGAAGGTCTGCCCGTTCGCCTGCGCGCTATCGAGGCTGGCCTTCATCTGAGACAGGAGGTCGACGTCCATCATCTTGGCGACGGTGAACGCCTGGTCGTGTGCCCGGTTCAGCATGTCCGCGTAGCTGAACGTCGGGCGCAGGCCTTTGGCCTTAAAGAAGTTGATCGCCTGTTCGGGCTTGACGTCGAAGGCCTGGCCCGTGGGCACGTCGAAGAACTCGACCAGGCCGGCCGCGTCCGTGGCCCTGCCGTAGTGCTCGGCGAGGCTCTCCTCGAAATCCTCCAGCCGCTCGGCGGCGGTCAGGAGTTCGAGCAGGCGCAGCGGGCCGGCATGCATCAGCGCAGGCCCATGCGCTTGTGCACGGCGCGCATCCAGCCGTTCGAGCCCGGGAGGAGGTGCGGGAACTTGGCCCGCACGTGCGCTTCGGCCGCGCGCCACTCGGCGACGCGACTGCGCTCCACGTCGCCATTGATCGGCATCAGGTGCGCTTCACGCGCTCGCGCACGGTGAGGTGCGGGAATCGCTTTGCGTAGGTGGCCGAGACGAACGTGCCGGTCACTGCGGACCGGTACCGGTAGCGGTGCTTGCTCATGGTGCCCTCCGGTGTCAGGCGCGAGCGCGCTTGCGCTGCACCCGGGTTGCGCCCAGCAGGCGGGCGAAGAACGTGCCGCGCGTGAGCTTGTCCAGCTGTTCCTTGGCGGGCTCCTCGGCGAGCATCTCGTCCAGGCGGTTGCGGAACGTCTCGAAATCCTCGGCGGACTCGGCGGCCTCGAGGAGCGCGCCCACGCGGCGGCCCATGATGGTGTCGTATTGCTCGGCGAAGGCCTGCGCGGCGTCGACCAGCGCGGCCTGGTCCGCGCGCCTGGCGATCTTGAGCGCCTGCAGCGCCGCGGCCTCGCCCTCGGCGAAGGACTCGGGATCCTCCTCCGGGTTGCCGCGCATCGCCTGCATCGTGCCGGCGGCCATCAGCGTGGCGGGATCCGGCTCTTTCTTCTTCGTCCAGCCTTCGCCGTAGGTTTCGCGGACGTACTCCTCGGTCGGCTCGTACCCGAGCTTGATGATCCGCTCGTCGCGCTCGGCGCGGGCGTTCAGATCCTCCGGCGGCTCGATGTTGCGCCACACGCGCGGGAGCGCGGCGCCGGGGAAGTTCCACTCGGTCCACCACTTCACGACCGTGCGGCGGAATCCTTCGCAGATCAAGTCGGCGTCGGCTTTGACGACCTCGTCGCGCACGGACTTGTGCGTCTCGGACTGGCTGCGGCTGCTGCCGTCGTCCGTGGTCATCGTTTGCGAGAGCACGATCTTGGCGATCGCCGCGTCCATCGCGGACTTCATGCTGTCGTAGTCGGCGCTGCCCGAGCGGGTGGCTTCGAGCAGTTCCACGGCGACCGTGTCGGGCACGATGATGCCGCTGTCCGTGGCGATGGACTTGAGCATCTTGATCGCTTCGGCGCGCAGGGTCGGATCCTGAATCTGCCCCGCCGGCATCTTGGCCATGGCGGTCGGCTGGCCGAACCGCTCGAGGAACACCAGCCAGAACTTGATGTCGTTCCGCTTGAAGAACACCGGCCAGTAAAGCGAGTGCGCCAGGCCGAGGCCGTAGGGCTCGTCGTTATGGTCGGCGCCCGTGGCGGCCCACCAGAACTTGCGCGGCGGCATCGGCTCCCAGCCGTTGCTCGTGTCGAGATAGATCGTGTCGGACCAGCCGTACCGGAACCGCGCGCGGTCGCGCACGACGATGTTCTCGATCGCAACGAGGTTGCCGTCCGGCCGCCACATCACCTCGGCGACGCCCCAGCCGTAAAAGACCGAGTACAGCATCTTGTCGGTGATGTCGTCCCAATTGAGGGCCTTCATGTTCTCGCGCAGGGCGTCGGCCGCGGCCACGCTGAGGGCGTCATCGGCGCCCGCGTCGACCATCCATTCCTTCGAGGTCACCGCCATGCGCCGCTGCTGCAGCGTGCTGCGCACCTGGTCGTCCCGCAGGAGTTCCTTGTAGATCTTGAGGTTGCCGGCGCCGCCTTGCTGGCGCAGCACCGTGTCCGTCGGCGTGAGGATGTCGACGTATGGGTTCGTGTACTCGCTGCTGCGAGGGACGCCGTTCGGAAAGTAGAGGTTCTCTGGCCGGGAGAACTCGCCCGCGGGCGGCGTCTTGATCACGTCGTCTTGTGCCATCAGATGTACCCGTCCGTCATTGCGCCGCGCGCGAGGGAGCCCGCGTCCTGCGCGGGCAGATCGGTTTGCCGGTGGCCGAGGCGCGTGCCCACCGACAGCGATTCTATGCGGCCGGTCCAGTTCCGGGCGAATTTCAGGTATTGGCTGGTGCTGTCCACCTGGTCGTCATGGGTGGACAGCGGGAAGCCGAAAAACTCGCCTTCGAAGTCCACCAGCCAGGGCGCCACGCCGGCGGCCGGCAGGTGCACGAGCCCGGCCTCGACCATGGCGCTGACCTCGTTCGCCCGGAATATCTTGTCGCCCTCCGGTTCGATCGCGATGATCGGCAGGCTCGTGCTGTTGCGGAGGTCTTGAATCAGGCTCGTGCCGCTGGCCTTGTCCTCGATCAGGATGGCGTGCGGCTTGTCCCGGTCGGCGTAGGCGATCACCTTGCGCCGCAGCGTCGGGTAATCGACCCGCTCCCGGTAGACGTCGGCGAGGTAGTGGCCTGGCACCTGGGGGCCGAGGCGCCACATCGTGCCCACCGTTGGGTCGTTCTTCAGCTGGTCCGGCTTCTGTGCCGTGTCCCACGAGTGAATCGTCCAGATCGCCTGCTCCGGGATCCGGAAGTACCGATTCGACCGGCACCAGGCCTCTTTGAAGATGCCGCCCTCGTCGGGCCGCGGCCGCTGCTGAAAGAGCGCCGCCCAGGTGCGGCTCTGGCGCTTGAACGTGGCCCAGTGCTGTTCATCGAACCACTCCGGCCATAGGTACTCGCCCACCTTGCGGCCCAGCGGGTCGTCCGGGCGTTCGGCCTGCGCCGGGATGTTGATGACCTCCCAATCGTTGCCGTCCCGGCACTTGATCAGGCCGCTCTCGCCCGCGTACCCCTTGGGCAGGATCCGGCCCGCGAGGTCGTCCTCGTGCCAGCGGGTCTGAACGAGCACCACCCATCCGCCGGGAATCAGGCGGGTGAGGAGGTCATCGTTGTAGGCCTCCCACGTCTTGTCTCGGATCGTCGGGCTGTCCGCCTGCTCTCGCCCGCGCACCGGATCGTCGATCGTGATGCCGTGCGCCCGGTTGCCCGTGATGCCGGACAGGATGCCGCCCGCGAGGTACTCGCTGCCGTTCGTGAGCGCCCATTCGTCGGCCGCGCTGGTGCTGGCCGAGATCCCGGTGCCGAAAAGGGAGGCGTACCCGCCGGACTTCACGATTTGCCGGGCTCGGCGCCCGTGCCGGCGCGCGAGGTCGCTGCCGTAGCTGCCCAGGATGAGCCGCGCGTCCGGCCGCTTGCCCATGTAGAAGGTCGGGCCGACGACCGAGGCGTAGGTCGACTTCGCGCTGCCTGGGGGCAGAAACAGCATCAGGCGCCCGTGGCGCTTGCTGTACGTGCGCTCGAGCGCCTGGCAAATCAGCAGGTGGTGCGCTGCGAGGCCTGTCTCGACCGGCTTGAATAGCCAGGCGTCCGGCTCGTCGTCCACGGGCTTGCCCGGGATCTCGATCGCGTTGGCATATCCGACAAGTGAGGCCCGGCCGCGGCGTCGCCGCAGCAGTTCAAGCGCTGCCGCCTGCTGCGATACGTTCGAGGTCGGCATCGGACAGGGCCTGGGTGGACTCGGTCTTGATTGGCGGGGCGTCCGGGTCGCCGCCGTGCGCGAGCTTGGTCGGTGCGTCCAGGCCTAGGAGCTTGGCCTGGCGTTCCAGGATCTTGATGATCCGGTCGATCGATTGATTGTCGCCCTTGGCCGCGTTGCCCCATGCGCCGAGCAGCAGCCGCTCGAGGCGGGCGTAGTGCATGCGCTTCACCTGCTCCGCGGGGCCTGCAATGTCGGCCTGCACGTCGGCCATGGCCTTCTCGATGTGGCGCTGTGCCGTCGCGCGCCCGATGCCCAGGCGCTCGCAAATCTGAGTGATCGTCGCCCCGCTCATGCGGAGCTCGACCACCTGCCGGCGCGTCGCCTGCGCCTTGAGTCGGGTGTCGCTGGTCTTGTCCTGGGGCTTGGCCATCAGAGGATCGGGGGTCGTTTCTCGCCGCTGTCGCGCACCGCATCCGGGCCGAGGACGATCGAAGCGATGAGCGCGCAGTTCGCCAGGGCGATCCAGTAGGGCGTCTCGGCTTGGATCGAGGCCACCATCAGCACCGTGGAAAGGATGCCGGCGGTGACCGCGGCCAGGATGCGGATGGCGGTCATCGGCAGTTCGACGGGCGGTAATCGGCGACCAGCGTGCCGCCGCCGCATACCCAGGTGAGCGCGCCGGCCGTGCTGGTCGGCGTCAGGAGCACCGTGCCGCCGCCCGGGATGCGGGCCGCGTTGTATGTGATCGTGATCACGCCGGCCGCACCAACCGCGACGCTCGTGACGTCCGGGCCGGTGATCGTCGCCGGCAGGCCGGCATCGGCGTTCGTTGCCGGGAATGCGCCCTGCGACTGCAGCGTCTCGGCGACCGCGACCTTGGCCGCGCTTGCCAGGCTCAGGCCCTCGGTCACGCGCGCGCGGGCGGTGTATTGCTGGTACTGGGGAATCGCGACGGCCGCCAGGATGGCCACGATCGCCACGACGACCATCAGTTCGATCAGGGTGAAGCCTTGTGCGGTGCGTTTCATGTGCTGCTCCTCTCGGGTGGCATCCGGGTGCCGGGCTGCCGGTCGGCTTTGCCCGTCAGGGCGTCGACGAGTTCGCGGTACCGGAACGGTTGCGCGTGCTCGCGCCAATCATCGAGCAGGGCCAGCGCGGCGGCAATTCGTCCGCGCAGATCAGCGGCCTCGGCGCGGTGGTCTACGCCGGTCACGTTCGGGCGGACGCCGACCATGTCCGGATGTTCGTCCCTTGCCATCAGACCCCCGCGAGCTCGTCAAATGGGCGGCCGTCACTTTCGCGCAACGCCTGGTCGCCAGTCCACCCTTGCCAGCGCCGAATAATCACGTCCGCGTAGATCGGGTCCAGTTCGAGCACCCGGGCGCGCCGGCCGATGGCCTGGCAGGCGATCAGCGTGGTGCCGCTGCCCCCGAAGGGCTCGAATACCACATCACCGCGCCGGCTGCTGTTCTTCAGGTGCAGCTTCACGAGGCTCACCGGCTTCATGGTCGGGTGAAGTTCGGACCGCTTGGGCTTGGCCAGGCGGATCACCGTGCTGCCTTGCGCGTTGCGGTACTGGTTCACCAGGGCGATCAATTCCGGCTTGCCGAGTTGCTTGAGGTCCGGCTGTTCGTCGTCCTCGACGGTCGACTTGTCGCGCTCGCCGTACCAGCGGTGCGCCTCGCCGGGTTTCCACCCGTAGAGGATGGGCTCGTGCTGCCACTGGTAGTCCTGGCGCCCAAGCGTGAAGCCGTCCTTGACCCACACAAGCGTCTGCTTCTGATCCCAGCCGGCGGCCTTCATGGCGGCCCGGAAGTTCAGGCCTTCGCTGTCGGCGTGCGCGATGTAGATCGGGCAGCCGGCCTTGGTGACTTCAAACGCGCAGCCGAAGGCGTCCGTGAGGAACTGCAAGAACTTCTCGCCGCTCATCGAGTCGTTTTGGATGGTGCGGCCGCTCGAATCCTCGTATGCGACGTTGTACGGCGGGTCGGTCCAGACCATATCGGCGCGCTCGCCGGCCATCACCTTCTCGACGTCGGCCTGCCTGGTGCTGTCGCCAACCAGCAGGCGGTGCTCGCCCAGGATCCACACCTCGCCAGCGCGCGAGACCGCGTCGAGTTGCGCCGGCGGGATGTCGTCATCGCCGGTGTTGCCTGTCTCCTCGACTTCCTGCGCGCCGTCGCTGCGGAGGTCGTCCAGCAGGGCGTCGAGTGCCGTGTCGCCCGTCTTGATGCCCTTGAGGAGGTCGTCCAGCATCGTTTGATCGGTGTCGGCTAGGCCGCCGATCGGGTCGATCGCCGCGAGCACGAGCTTCTCCTCGGCTTCGCTCAGGTCGACGTAAAGGACCGGCACGGCCGGCTCCTCGCGCCGCATGGCGAGCTCGACCCGCAGGTGCCCGTCGACCAGGTGCCCGGTGCGGCGGTTGATGATCACCCGCTGCACCCATCCGACCGTCTTGAGCAGGCCTTCGAGCGCGTCGGCCTGGTGCTTGGGGTGGCGCCGCCAGTTCAGCGGGTTCGCCAGGATCTGATCGGGCGCTTCGGTGCCCTCGCCGATGATCCGGTCGCGGAACAGGCCTGCAGGCGTCTCGGGTTGCGCGGGCGCCGGAGGCGGTGTGCTCGCCTTCGCCGGCTTGGCCTTAGTTCCCTTTGCCTTGGTGGCTACCGCTTTGGCCTTTGGCCCGGCCTTGGGCTTGGTCTTTGTGGGCATGGCGCCGCGGAGTGTAGCGGCACGGAACCAGGGCGCGTCAACGTCTCGGGTGAATCGCGCGCATCTCGCTTTCCATCGTGCGCAGCCGGACTTCGAGTTGATTGATCATGGCCGCCTGCGCGTCGTTCGTGCGGTCGGCCTGCTGCAGGCGCAGTTCGATGGTGGCTGCGCTGATCTCGCCCTTGGCGAGGCGCTCGTCGATCTTGCCCAGCTTCTCGACGACGACGTTCAACCCCCAAACGGCGGCCGGCAGGAGGATGAGCGTGACCACTTGTTGGAGAAGCTTCAAGGCGGCGCTATCGACCCAGTCGGCGATCGAGTTCCGGTTCTGTTTCTCGGGTATCAATCCGTGCACGTGCGGCTCCGTGGGTTGGGTCATTTCGCCCTCCCTTGTTCTACCGTCGGAACCGCGGCGCGATCCATCGACCAAACCGGCACGCGAGGCCGTTCTAACGTGTCACGCGAGTACGCGAGGCTTACGAAAAGGGCGGGATTCACGTGCTGTTTCCGAGGTTGAAGCGGGGCGTTTCAGCGTTGCGGTCCGCGCTTGACCGCTGTCTCGACTGCTTCGGCCATGCGCTGCGCGTTCGCGCGGGCCGAGGGGCTGCTGCCAAAGAGGAAGCCGTTTGCTTGGGCGCTGTTCTGCATGATCCATTGCACTGCAGCGCCGATGATGCCGCCGACCATGGCCGCCAGGCCGGGGTCGATCTTCACCTCGCCGCCAACGCCGGAAAGCACCGAGAAGGCGCCGTAAAGAACCGCCGCGATGAGGACGTAGGAGAAGATGTTGATCGCCAGCGCCGCGCGGATCACGCTGGTGCTGTCTTTGTGCGAATCCCGGGCGTTTTGCGTGTCGGCGAGGTAGGCCTTCGTTTCGTCGACCTCGAGGCGGCGCGTTTCGACGCCCAGCTTGGCGATCTCGATCTTGAGCGCGTTGTTCGCTTCGAGGATGCGGGCCTGAATCTCGGGTGTCATGCCGCCGGCCATGATCTCGCCGATCTTGGCCTCGTCGGCGGCCTGGTCGCCGCTGCTGCCCCCGAGGAACACATCGGCCAGCACCTTGACGCCGAGCCCGGCCGCGGGTCCGCCAAGGACGCCGGCTAGGGCTGGGGCAACGCCGCGGACCGCGGCTTTCCAGTCGAAGTCGCTCATGCTGTCCTCGGCGCAGGGTAGAGGTCGCGCGGCAATTCGTAGTGAGGCCCGTCAAGAAGCGGCCGGCGGCCCTGGGCTCGGCAGCGCGCGACGTAGGCGGCGATCTCCTCGGTCTGATCGCCGTCCTTCAGCTGCCCCCAATGCCCGCCCCAAATGATCGGGATGCCGATCTCGAGCGAGGTCGCGGCGACGCTGTCGGCGAAGTCCTGGTAAAGGCCGAAGTCCCAGCGGACCTCTTTGCCGAGCATGATGGCCACGTCGACGGCGTGCCCGGTGATGTGCCGGCTGTCCATCGTGCGGCTGGCGCCGCTGGCGACCAGTTCCTTCTGGCGCTCGACGGCGCGGACGCCCTCGGTCACGCGCACCACCAGCTGGTGCCGCGCTGCTGCTTCGGTGATGAGGCGGACCAGGTCGCCGTGCACGCCGGCCAAGCGGCGCGCAACGGTCGGGCTGTTGTCCAGGGGCATCGCGCGCTTCCGGTAGTGGTCGGCGCGCGGATTGTGCCTAGCCGGGGGCCGTTGGCACACCCGGAACCAGGGCCGTCGCGGGGCGCTCGCTGATGCTGGCCAGCACCTTGGCAACGCCGCGGCGCGTGAGGCCGTACCGCTGCGCCACCGTCTCGTGACTGGCGCCGTTGGCCACCTCGGCTGCGATCGCCTGGTTCCGGAAGTCCAGCAGGGCGTTGCGCTCGAGCGGAAGTTCTAACTCCTGACCGCCGAACGCGTCGACGAGCCTGGTCGCTGCCGTGTAGCCGAGCGTGAGGGCCAGCGGATCGGCGCGCGTCACCTTGGTCGGCACCCGCAGCGTGCGGCCGCCCCACCGGCTGACGATCTCCAGCGTGTCGCCTACGCCGACCGCTTGGATGAGGTCACGGACGACCTTCTGCATGCTCGGTTCCCCTATGTGCCTGCGACCGGCCAAGGCCCAGGTATTCCATGATCGCCAGCCGCGCCTCGTCCCATCCCTTGCAGACGATCGCCCTGTACCCGGCGCGCACCATGCGGTTGCGCCAGGCCCGCTGCGCTTCTGTCTCGCTAGGGCGCCCGGGTTTCTTCATTTCGATCCACAGTCCGTGGGCGCCCTGGCGCGCGATCGCGAGCACCAGGTCGCTCACGCCGGCCTTCACGCCTTCGCCCTTCATGCGGGCGGCTTCTCGTGCGTTGCGCTTGCCGCCGTTCGGGATGGCGGCCAGGTAATCGACCACCATCGCGTCCGGTTCAATGTCGGGCGCGGGCGGGATCCGGACGATGTTCGCCCAGTCGATCAGCGTGCGCTGGTGTTCGGACTCTAGGTGCCTGGGTCGGCTTCGGGTGGGCATCGGGCCGGAATGATAGCGGCCCGAGTTCCCCCCGCGCGAGCCTGTTCGGCGGCCTTGGTGCGGATCCAGATGCCCTTGAGGTACTCGCGCGCGACGCGGCGCTCCTCGGGGTCGGCGATCGCGTCGAGTGCGGCTTTCCAGGCTTCGGGCTCGGCGTGCGCCTGCTGAATCCGGAGCGCGTGACCGAGGCCACGGCTCCGGGCGTCGCTGTTACTCGTCGTCGTCATTCCGGACGGTGACGATCACCTTGAAGTCCGCGCCGACCGCTTCGTTGAAATGCCGGGCGGCCCGGTAGATGCGCTCTGCCCACTCGTCGTCCGGCTTTTCGCCGTACTGGCAATCCTTCATGACGGTCACGAGGTCGCCCTCGATCGGGATGTCGCGGCGCTGGCCATCGACGTCCTTCGTGTGGGCGGTGATGCCGTACTCGGTCTTGATTTGGATGGTGACTTGCATGGGGTGTCCTTCGCTAAGGGCCACGGCGCGGAATGCGACCGGGCTGTTCGGGACGATGCCGTGACGTTGGCTGCGCGTCAATCAACGTTGCTTGTCCACGGCTGCGGGTCCAGGTGCGCGGGCAGGTAAAGCGGGTGCCCTGGGTGGCCGTCCTTCGTGAGCCGCAGGTAGTGCAGCTTGCTCGGCGGCAGGATCTCGCGCACGCGCTGATCGCGGTCCAGGTGCGTGCCGTGCGCGCCCCAAGCGCAGATCACGAGCGCCGCCGATCGCGCGACCCACTGCAGGGTGCGATCGTTGTCGGGTCCGATCGGGTCGGCTGCTGCCTTCATCACTCGCGGGTCGGTCGCCCTGTAAGCAAAGATGTTGCACATCACCATCGAGGCGAAGCCCCAGGCGCGCGTGAACTCCCGGCAGCGGCGGATGGTCGGGTCGTCCTGGGTGGCGTCGGCCGTGCTCGGGTTGAGGCCGATCCACATCACGAACCGGAACCGCTGCGCGTTGATGTCGTTCCATTCGCGGTACAGCTTGTAGCGGTACCGCTGGCATGGCGAGATCTCCGCGCTCGCGCGCGTGTAGTCGCTCATTGCTGTTCCCTTCGAACGTGCAGGTGGCGCCAGATCCACATGGCCGCGACCACCCCGAACGGGCCACCGAGCAGGAAGGCGACGGCGTCGACGCCCGCCTCGAGGTTCGGCGCCAGCTTGTAAAGCACCAGCTGGCAAACGCCGATCAGGAGGCTGTTGCAGAACGCCTGGCCGTAGCGCCCGTTGTTGATGAACAGGCTTTGCGCGGCCAGCAGGAAGACCACGCCGAAGCCCGCGACGAACAGGAGAAAGGCGGTCACGCGGTCGTCTCGCCCGCGACCGTTTCGTCTGCCGTGTAGACGGCGGGCGGCCGCGGCTTCGTTGCGTCCACCCGGATCTCCACCATGCCGCCGCGGTGCGTCAGATCCTCGACGTCGTCATGCAGCTGGATCTCGGCGTCGGCGCCCGGGCGGTAGGCCACCACCAGCGCGCGGCCGTCCTTGGTGGCGATCATGGTCGTCTCCTGTTCGGCGACGATCTCCCGCAGGCACTGCGCGGCCTCGGTTGCGGCGCGCTCAGCTTCTTTCTGCCGCACCTCTGCCATGCGCAGGTCGCGCGTCGCTTGCTCGTGACGCTCGCGCGCCTTCAGGTAGTCGTTCGCGGCCTCTCGGAATGTGACGGTTGCCATCAGATAATCCCTTTCTGTTCCGCGATCCACGCGGTCATGGTGATGCTGCCGGTCTTTTTGTCCGGCGGGTTGCGGACGATTCGCGTGACTTGGCTGACCGGGATCCAGTAGCACTGGCCGTCGTCCAGGTCGGCTACGTGCTCGGCTTTCTCGGTCGAGTCGCCGAGGAACTGGCAACGGATGGTGACCTCGGCGCTCATGCGGGCACCTGGTCCCACGTGCGGCCGTCCAGCATGCGGCCGGCGGCGCGCTTGCCTGGCCGCCAGAGGAATGCCGAAACCTCGCCCAGCTTCGTGTCGGCCGGCAGCCGCTGCCCTCGTTCGTCGATCGCGCACATCTTGGTGGCGAGTTCGGACAGCGGCATCGGGTTGCTCTCGCTGATCGGAGCAAACTCGCCCCATTGCTTGAAGAAGAACGCCGCGCCTGCCTTGTCGCACTGATCGCGCAGGCTGCGCGCCCAATTCGGATTCATCGGCCTGGCCTTCGGTCCGCTCTCGCCGCCGACGATCACCCAGTGCACGCGCGGCGCGTCCAGGTGCGCGCGCCGCAGCACGTTGGCCGTGATGATCTCGTCGCCTTCGAATCGGCCGCCGCCGCCGCCGATCGGGATGCGCGTCAGGTCGACCGGCCCGAGCAGCGGCTCCATGCTGAGGAACCGCACGCGCGCCGGCACCGCGAGCAGCTTCGGGATGTCTCGTTCGGCTTCGGCCTGGTTCACGATCGTGGCACCGATCCAGACGTTGTCCCATGGCCATGATCCGATCGCGTCGCCGCCGGGCTCCATGTCGTCCAGGGCTTCGTCGATCATCTTGATGGCGTTGCTGATGCGCTTTGTCAGCAGCAGCCAGTCGAGGTTCGGCGTGTTGCGGATCAGTTCGAACAATTCCGTGCGCCATGCGGGCGGTACTTCGTTATCGAACACGTCCGCAAGGCTCGCGCAGAACACGCGCGTGCGCCGGCCGCCGGAGGCCACCACGTTCGCGCTTTGCTTGTCCCACGCGAGCGGCTCGCGCCAGTAGGCCTCGCTGGTGCGCTTGCGCGGCGCGCCCGGCCCCCACTGCACCTGGTGCAGGCGCTTGTCCATCCGCGCCTCGGCGTAGCAGTTGTCGCATCCGGGGCCGACCTTCGTGCACCCCATCCAGGGGTTGAACGTGTGATCGGTCCATTCGATGTTGCTGTTTTCCATCACGCTGCCTCGAAAAGGGAGCCCGTGTTGCCGTCTAGCGCGGCTCTGCAGGCGGGGTTGATCCACAGGACTTCGGTTCGTGTGCCGCCGCCGCGGCCGGCCGAGATCCGGGCTTGCATCGACGTGCTGTGCCAATCGGCCAGCCGGTCGGCGTAAAGGCGCGTCGGGTACCCGCTCACGACGACCATGCCCTTCAGCTTGCGCAGGGCGTCCAGCAGGTGCGCGTGCTCCTCGTCGGTCATCTCGTGCCGGTAGGTGCGGTTGCGCATGACGCGGGTCTCGTGCACGTAGGGCGGGTCGACGTAGTGCAGGGTGCGCGGCGTGTCGAAGGCCTGGAGGACGTCGATCGCCGGGCGGTGCTCGACCAGCACGCCTTGCATGCGCTGTCCTGCCACCCGGATCTGTTCCGGGTAGCGCTGCCAGTACTGCGGTCCGCCGCCGTAGTCTCGGTCAACGTCGACTCGGAAGCCGGTGGTGCCCTTGCTCGCCCCGGCGCTGCCGAAGCCCATCATGGCCCGGATGGCGGTGCGCCTGGCGCGCTCGACCGGATCTTCGCTCGGCTGCCATGCCCACTCGAATTCCTCTCTGGCCCATGGCGTTAGCGCCAGCAGCGTCTCCAGCTGCTGCCGCTGGTCCGGCTCGCGCAGCACCCGGAAGAAGTTGACGATGTCGCCGTCGAGATCGTTGTAGACCTCGGCGGGCGCCCTGGGCTTCTGCAGGAGCACGCCGGCCGCGCCGCCGAATGCCTCGACGTAGAGCTCGTGCGGCGGGAAGTGCGAGAGCACCCAGCTGGCGATGCGGAACTTGCCGCCGTGATACCGGATGGCCGGCCTGGTGACGGTCGTCACTTGGCTTTCCTCCGGTAGATGCGCACCGGGTGCGCGTGCGTTTGCGGGCTGGTCGCCTGCCAGTAGACCGCCTGGCCGTTCGCGTCCTTGATCGCTTCGATCAGGCCGCGGGCGATCGCCTTGCGGGGCAGCGAGCCCCACACCTTGTGCGAGGTCGGCGGGTCGATCACCTGCGGCACTGCCCAGGCCCGGAAGGCCTCGATCGGGAAGGCCGCCGGCCCGAGCGCCTCGAGGTAGGCCTCGAGCGCGGTCATGCAGTCCGCCCACCACTTCTCGTCCTGGGCATCCGCTGCCTGCTGCTGCCCTTGTTCCTTGAGCGCCTGGCCGGTTCCGGCTGGCGCGGTCCAGTCGATTGCGATTTGTTGCATGTTGTTCCGCCCCTATGGCGTTCCGCGTTTGGCCGATTCGAGCGTGTGCATCTCCTGCACCGTCACTCGGACCGGGACGACGATGGCGTGCAGGCCCGCGGATCCGAACATGGCGCGGAACTCGCGCCGGTGCTTGCGGGCGTCCTCCCTAGTGGTGAAAAGCAGCGGCGTCGCCATGCCCTGGCGCACCGTGCCGCGGAACGTGCGACGGTCGGTGGCCTTGACTCCCGGGATGGTCCGCTGCGCGTCCACCAGGACGATCGCCCAGGCGCCGTGCTGTTCGAATGCGCGGGCCGCTTTCACTCGTCGACCCGCTCGCCGTTGACGAAGGTCACGCTGTCCAGCGGCACGCCGTCCATCGACGCCTTGGCGTGCGGCTGGCCCTCGCCCCGCAGCCACATCTCGAACGTGACTTCGCGCTTGGTCGGCCGGCGCAGGAGTGTGTCGACGAAGTGCTCCCAAACGCTGCGCCAGGTGTTGTGCCGGAGTTCGCCTTGGATGTTTGCGCGTGCGGCAAGGTGCCGCCACTGGGGGGTGCTCATGCTTTCCTCGCTCTGATCATGGCGTCCGCGAGCACGTAGGCCGTGGCCGCGAGATCGTCCGCGTTCGTCTTGATGTCGCGCACGGTCGGGTCGGCGACCATGCCGCCGATCACCTGCAGCGCGATTCGATCGCGCAGGGTCATGCCTGGGTGGCCGCGCGTGATGCCCTTGTGCTCAGGTACCGGGTACGCCGGCCCTCCGGTGTCGGTCGCCATCAGAGGCTCCCGGGGAAGGGCCAGGCGCCGGAGCGCTTGAGCGGGTCCACTGGCGTCGGCCGGACCACCGTCATCACGCCAATGTCTGCCGGCAGGCCGAAGGTGCCCGGGTTCGTCATGTGCGTGACCACCCGGGTCAGCGTGCGGCCGGTGAAGGCCTGGCGATCGGGATCGAACTCGCGCAGGAGCAGGCGGTCGCCCACCCGGTAGTCGCGGTCGAAGCGGCGGACCTCGTGCCCTTTGACCCCCGTATCCAGCGCGTTGAATTGCGCCGGCCACACCTTGAGCTCGTGCACCATCGGGCCGCGGTTGTCGGCGTTGGGCTGCCACTCCTGGCCGAATAGCCGGCTCCTGCCGTTGCTGTCGTCTAGATCCATCGTGTCCTCTCGGGAAGCGCCCCACCGGTCACGCCGGCGGGGCTTTGGGTTTACTCGGCGGTGCCGAGCAGCGGGGTCAGGCCGGTGCCTTCGATGATCTTGGCCAGCGTCTCGCGGTACGCTGCTTCGAGCACCTTGTGCGACCGGATCAGTTCGTAGCGCAGCGTCAGCGTGCCGTCTTTGATCCGGTACTTGAGGCGCGCCTCGACCTCGCGCGCGGCCTCGTTTTCGAACACCGGGATCGACAGCTTGAAGGTGTCCGGGATCTTGATCTGCCCGACCGCCTGGGTGTCGTCCACCCACTGCAGCTGGCTGCTCCCATCCCTCAACCGCACCGCGCCGCGGAAGCTGCCCGTCTTGGCGGCTTCGAAGTTCAGCGCGATCTCGAGCATCGTGTTGCCGGCCGGTTCGATGATGTCCGGCAGGTTGTCCTCGAGGAACTCGGCGAAGCCCACCTGGCTCATGTCCTTCCGGTTGGCCTGGTGCCAGAGGTTCCACTCGCGCGAGGCCGGGATCTGGAAGGTCGCGCGCCAGTCGCGCCAGCCGGCTTCCGGATCAGGGGCATCGGTCGGAAAGTGATCATTCAGGACCGCAACGAAAGCGGCCGGCTCGAGCGTGCTGTAGATCACGGAGTCGCCGCTCTTGTACCGGTTGACGTAGGCGATGAAGCTGGCCGCGTCGCGCAGCTTGACGTGCGACTTCGGCCGCGGCGGGAAGTCCTGCAGCGGCAGCTGGTGCACCTTGAACCCGTCGGGCGCCAGCATGAACGGCAGGCCGTCCGGGTGCGGGTGCTGCTGCGGCTTGGCTGCCGCCTGGGCTACGCCGATGATGGTTTCGACGTAGTTCGGGGCCGGCGGCTGATTGCCGCTGGTCGGTCGATCGTATGCGCTGCTCATGCCGCGTTCGCTTTCTCGCTGGACTGACCCGCCAGCGAAAGGCCCGGCAGATCATTCTGCTTCGGGTGGTTCAGCTGCAGGTTGCCCTCGGGGGTGGCCCACAGCACGGTGCCGGCCGACTTCTCGACGGGCAGCTTGGTCTTGATGGTGTCCGTGATGACCAGCGCGCCTGCCGCATTCATCGGCTTCACGTCGATCGTCAGGGTCAGCGAGCCGGCCTTGCCCGTCTCGCTCACGGCTTGCACCACGCTCTGCAGCGCGGTGGCGAGCTCGTCCTCGCAAAGGCCGCTGCGCAGGGTGCGCAGGGTGTCGACGAACGGTCTTACTGCCACGTGTTCTCCTTCTCGGGATCGCCGGTGGTCCGGCTGGGTTGACGCAGGAGGCCGCGGACGGCTTCCCAGCGCATGCGGTAAAGGATCGCCTTCTCGGACTCGCTGAGGGCGCCTCGGATCTCGTTTTCGCTCGGCGGCATGCCGGCAATCTCGCGCTCGGTCATGACAGCGCCTGGCCGGCCTTGAGGCGGGCCGTGAGGTCGGCCCACCGAGCGCGCAGGGCGCTGTCGTCATGGGCGATCAGTTTTGTGGCCTCGGCGCCCTTGTCGGTCACCGGTGCCGGCAGGTAGGCCGCCGCCGTTTCGTGCCCGATGCGGCCGCGCTCGACCGCGATCGCGATCGCTTGCTCGCGCTTCTCGGCATCGGTGCCAAGGCTCGGCGTCCACTTGATCGGTGCACGCGCAAGCCGGGCCTGTTCGACCTCGCGCGCGTAGGCATCCTTGAATGCCATACGGGCGCCGATCCGGTCGCCGCGCTCGAGCAGCGGCTGCGCGACGAAAAAGGCGCGGCTCATCTGCTCTGTCCAGACGACGCTGTCCGCCTCGGTCGCTGGGCACATCGCCCAGGCCTCGTCCGGCCCTGGGTGGCCGTCGGTCGTCTCGATCCGTTCGATGATGGCCGCCAGGGTCAGGCGGTTGACCTCGCGCCGGGCGCGCCGGATCCCGTTCAGGGCGCGCTCGGTCGGGTAGGCCTTCAGATCGTCGACCATGGCCGCCAGCGCGATCGCGCTGAGTTCGGTGCCGGTGACGGCCGCGGCGATCGCCAGTTCCTTGGCCAAGGTTTCACGTGGATCGGTGCTGCTCATGCTTCGCTCCGGATGCTGCCCAGGTAGGTCTGCAGGGCGTCGCCGGTCGCCCCGAGCTTGTCGGCCTGCCGCGCCGCGGTGGCCGTGGTTTGGCGGTTCGTCGCCCACTGCGTGCGCAGGCTCTCGGCGTCCTGCATCAGCAGCTTCGTGTGGTGCGTGTTCGCCACGTACTTGGCGCCCTTGTGCCCCAGGAACCAGGCGGCAATGTGCGGGGCCTCGGGTGCACCGACCCGCTTCACGAACGCCAGGATGTTCGCGTTCGTCAGGGCGTTGCGGACGGGCTCCGTGCCGTACCGGGCCGCGTAGGCGGTCCTGTAGGCGTCCCAGGTGGCTGCGGCTGCCTCCTGGGCTTCGGTGCGCTCGACGGGCGCCTTCCTGGCCTTCCTCGTCGGTCGCGCTTGCGCGGCCGAAAGGGTCTTAACTACTGTCCCTGTCCCTGTCCCTGTCCCTGTCTTTATCCCTGTCCCTATCCCTGTCCCTTGGTGCACGTCGCGTGCATCGTCACGTTGATCGTCACGTTGATCGTCGCAATCCTCGTGCGCCTCGTCCGACATGGCTGGAGGGGCGTGTTTGGCCGCTTCTTTCGCTTTTCGGGCCGCAATAGCGGCCTCGACGCGGCGTTTCCGCTCGAGCTTGGCGCGCCATGCTTCGAGCGCCTTCTCGGCGACCACCGGGTGGTACCAGCGGCCGTCGCTGCAGAGCACCCACCCGTTGAGGACGGTGTCGTCCGCTTCGGCCCACTGGTCGGGCGTGCAGAAGGCGAGGCGCGCCATCACCGCGGGGTTGTCCGGGACGCTGGCCGCGGGCACCTGGTGCCACGACGAGGCCCAAAGGCTGATCAGGGCGTGTCCCATGGGCGTGCCGGCGGCCTCGATCCACGTTTCGCTGGTGAGGAGCCTGGTGATGTCCAGGGGCATGAAAGGGAAATCACGAAGGTCGACCTCCGCTGGCACCAGCGGATCCGGCAGGGCTTGTTCGGTCATGCCGCCTCGCGCAGCAGCTGTTCCGCGCGGTCCAGAAGCCGGGCCGCTTCGATGCGCTTGTTGGCCTTGAGGATGTCGTCCGCCTTGATCTGGCCGTCCGTGGCGCGCTCGAGCGCCTGCGCGGCGGCTTCGGGCGTTACCAGGGCACCCTTGCGGTACTTACTGAGGTTGGCCAGGGGAATCCCGGCCTGGTAGGCGGCCTCTGTCAGGCTGCCGAGGATGTCGATCGCCCGGTAAACGGGCAGGTTGTAACCGAGTGCCGCCGCGGTGCTTTCGTCCCGCGCTCGGGTATGCCGTCGCATGGTTGCCTTTCCGGTTCGTGTTGGCTTGTTGCGCGGCGAATCGTACCGTAATTGCCGGCCGTAAGTGCAAGCCGACGCGTAGACTTTCCATTGCGCGGCGCGACAATCCGGCAACTAATCCCGATCGTCGTGTCTTTCTGTTGCGCGATGTTGCGCTTTGTCGCGTTCCTAGGTATCTTTCCGTCACCGCGGCAATCGACCGCGGGCAACCCTTACCTGGAGGTTCAATGTCCACCGCTGTTGCTCCGCTGCAGGCGTCCGTGCCGGCCCTGCAAATGAACGAGACCGAACTCCTCGAGGTGCTCGGCTCGTCGCTGTACCCGGGCGCGAAGGTGCCCTCGATCAAGCTGGTCGTTGGCTACTGCAAGGCTGCCGGGCTCGACCCGATGCAGAAGCCCGTCCACATCGTGCCGATGTACGTCAAGGACGCCGGCACCGGGCAGGGCGCCATGCGCGACGTCGTGATGCCTGGCATTGGGCTGTACCGCATCCAGGCCGCGCGCACCGGTCAGTACGCCGGCATCTCGGAGCCCGAGTTTGGGGCGATTCAGACCCTGCGCCTCGGCGACTTTTCGTTCGAGTACCCGGCCTGGTGCAAGGTCACCGTGCGCCGGTTCAATCCGCAGACCGGCCAGATCTTCGACTTCACCGCGATGGAGTACTGGATCGAGAACTACGCGACCAAGAGCCGCGATTCGAAGGTGCCCAACGACATGTGGCAGCGCCGGCCGTTCGCTCAAATCGCCAAGTGCGCGGAGGCGCAGGCCCTGCGCAAAGCGTTTCCGGAGACCGGCGCGCAGCCGACCGCCGAGGAGATGGAGGGGCGCGACTTCGACGGCGTCGACCTGAACCCCGCGCCTGCTCCTGCGCCCGCGCGCCAGGGCCCGCAATCGCGCGCTGCGAAGGCCAAGGCCGAGGCGCAGGACGCGACCGTGGTGTCGAAGGAGGACGCTGCCGCTGGTGCTGCCGTGGCCGAGGCTGCGCTCGATTCGATGGCCACCGCCGCGGCCACCGGCGCGACCGCTAACGATCCACTGGTCGGCGAGGGCGAGCTCGCGTTCCTGCGCAAGAAGGCCGAGCAGCTGAAGGTCGATCTGCCGGCCCTGGCCGCCGAGAAGGGCATCGATCTGTCGAAGCTGACGAAGGTCGGATTCGTGATGCTCAAGGGCGCGCTCGCGTCATGAAGCTCGAATTCGACGCGGCGACGCACACCTACCGGATCGACGGCGCCGTGGTTCCTTCGGTCACGCAGCTGCTAAAGCCGATGCAGAACTTCGACGGCATCGATCCGGCCGTGCTCGAGGCCAAGCGGGAACTCGGCGTGTTCGTGCATCAGGCCTGTGAACTCGACGACGAGGACGACCTCGACGAGGAGTCGCTGGACCCGGTGATCCTCGGGTACGTGCGGGGCTGGCGCAAGTTCAAGGCCGCGACCGGAGCGCTGGTGCTGCAGTCGGAGCGCAAGCTGTGCAACCGCGCCCTGGGCTTCGCCGGCACGCTCGATCGCGTGGCCGAACTGCACCACCTGAACGGCGGCATGCGTTGGCTCCTCGATATCAAGACCTCGTCGGAAATCGACGCCTGGGTCGGCGTGCAGTTGGCCGGCTATCGCCTGCTCCTCGAATCGAACGGCGAGCGCGTCGACGCCCTGGCCGCGGTGCAGCTGTTCCCTGATGGCGGCTACCAGCTGCACCGGTTCGGCCACCCCGACGACGTGCGGTGCTTCATGTCCCTCCTGTCCATCCACCACTGGAAAACTAAAAATGTCCGCTGATCTTTCTTCTCTGCAGCAGGCCGCCTCGACCGAGGCCGCCACCCACACCACCCAGGCGCAGTCCGCCCTGGCCGTGATCGAATCGCTCACCATCGATTCGGATCTGATGTTCGAGACGGCGGGCGAGGAACTCCGCGCGATCAAGACGCGGCTGTCCGCGCTCGAGGCGGCGCGCCTGAACATCACCCGGCCGATGGACGCGGCGAAAAAGGCCGTCATGGACTTGTTCAAGGGTCCGGTCACGTTGCTCGAAAAGGCCGAGGGCACGCTTAAGACCAAGATGCTTGCCTACTCGCAAGAGCAGGCCCGCAAGCGCGCTGCCGAGCAGGCCGAACGCGAACGCCTGGCGCACCAGGAGCGCGAGCGCCTGGAGCGCGAGGCTGCTGCCCTGGTCGCCGCAGGCAAGCCCGAGGAGGCGGCCGTGAAGCAGGAGGTCGCGCAGCTGGTGACCGCCCCGGTGGCCGTGGAGGCGCCCAAGCCGAAGGCTGCCGGGATCTCGACCGTGGAGCGCTGGACGTTCGAGGTCAAGGACAAGGCCGCGATGATCGCCTACGTGGCCGCGCATCCCGAGTACATCGATTGCTTTGAGGTGAACTCGGCTGAGGTGCGCCGCCTGGCCCTGGCCATGAAGGACAAGTTGCCGCTCGCAGGCGTGCGCGTGTTCAAGGTCGAATCACTGGCTGCGCGGGGGTCGTGATGCCGCTGACGTTCCTTCCCGCATCGCACCCGGCCGAGTGCTACTCCTACGAGCATTGGATGCGCGCGCTCGAATGCACCAAGGCCCAGGCGAAGCGCATCGTCGCCGACTTCAAGGATCAGCGCGTGATGCTGTCCTCGTGCGGCACCTACCAGGTGAATCTCAAGCGCGTCGACACCGGCTTCGGCGTGCCGATGGTGCACATCTCCTGCAAGCGCCGGGACCGCGAGCCGCTGCACGATTGGCGCGTGAAGCAGGACATCAAGAACGCGATCGTCGGCCCGCAGTGCGAGGCGGCCGAGCTTTACCCGGCCGAGTCGCGGCTGGTCGACACCGCCAACCAGTACCACCTGTGGGCCTTCGACGATCCGCGCTTCGACTTCCCGTTCGGCTTCCGCGAGCGCCTGGTGCTCGGTCCCGACGAGGGGCCGCTGGTGCCTGGCGCCGTGCAGCGTCCGTTCGATCTGTCGGATCCCGAGTCGGTCGCCATGGCCGCGGCTGATCCGGTGGAGGTCGACGAGCCGGCCTTGCTAGAGCGCACTGTGCGGATCATCGAGCGCGCCCCGTCGCACGACGCGCCGGCCTACTACGTCGAGTGCCTTGGCGACCCGGAAGACCCGCCGCAGTTCGAATCGCTCGACGGCGCGAAGGCCTTCTGCCGCGCGCTCGGTTTCTCGTTCGTCGTTCTTCCCTACGCAGGCTGAGGAGGCCATATGTCCAGCTATAACCGCATCGTCCTGGTCGGCAATCTTGGCCGGGATCCCGAGACCCGCTACACCGCCTCTGGCGATCCGATCGCATCCTTCTCGGTCGCCACGTCCGAGCGGTGGAAGGACAAGGCGTCGGGCGAAACGAAGGAGGAGACCACCTGGCACGCCGTCCAGGCGTTCGGCCGCACCGCCGAGGTGGCGTCCGAGTACCTGAAGAAGGGTGGCCGCTGCCTTGTTGAGGGCCGGTACCGGTCCCGCAAGTGGACGGACAAGGAGGGCGCCGAGCGGATCACGTTCGAGGTGATTTGCGATCGGCTCGTCCTCCTCGACCGCAAGGAGGCCGGCTCGAGCGAGACCGCCGCGCCCACCACCCGCGCGCCCGCGCCCGCTCCTGCCGCCGCGTCGAAGCCCGCGCAGCGGTCGATCGCGGACATGGACGACGACATTCCCTTCTGAGGCGCCGCCATGGATTCCGATCAAGCCTTCGGTGCTGCCGTCCGTTCGTTGCTCGACCTCGCTGGCGTGCCGGTGAACGGGCAAGTGATGGCCGCCCGGACCCTGCCGCCGGCCGAGCACCTGTGCGCCTTCGTGGCGTTCGGCGAGGTGCAGCTGCCCACGCTGGCGCGCGCGCGCGAGTTCGCCGAGGCCGAGCGCGTGCTCTACGAGCGCATGTGCCGGCAGCTGGCCGAAACGCGCGGCGTGCGCGCGCTGCAGTTCCTGCATGGAGGTTCGAATGCCGCAGCCTGACGTGCTCTACGTCGCTGATCTCGCCGCGCGCCTGGGGCGCACGGTCCCTGCAATCCGCCAGGCCCTGCGGCGCAAGTCGTCGTCGGTCCCGCATGAGCACGTGTTCGCCCTGGGGGGCGAGCTCGTGATCAAACGCGAGGACTACGAGGCCTGGCTTCTGGCCAAGAAGGCTGCCGGGAGGATGTCCGCATGACGCTGCCCTACGAAAACTCGACGGCGGGCGATCGCGCGCTCGCCGATCTGCAAAAGATCCTGCGCGGCTTCGGCTGTAGCCGGTTCGGTTCGATGGTCGACGACGGCGCCCAGGAGATCCTGGTGCAGTTCGAGTACCGCGGCCGGCCGGTCAGCATCAAGGCCTCGGTTCGCGGCTACGCGGCCGCTTGGCTGAAGGCGCACCCGTACAACCATCGGATGCGGTGCACGCGCCTGCAGCACGAGAAGCGGGCGCTCGAGGTCGCTGGCGTGGCCGTGTATTCGATCCTCCGCGACTGGGTGAAGGGGCAGGTGACCGCGATCGAGTGCGGGATCCTGACCTTCGAGGGGGCGTTCCTTGGGCAGCTGGTGCTGCCGGATGGCCGGACCGTGCTCGAGCGCGTGGCGCCTGAACTGCCGCGCCTGGCCGGGCCGGAAAAGGAGGCAGCGTGAGGACTTGGCTCGAAACCATCAAGCGGCACCGCGCGATCGCGATCGGCACGCCGTGCATCGAGGCGCTCGAATGCGCCGACCAGCGCTACGGGTTCGGCCGGCGCGTCTCGCCGGACGTCGGGATGTCGGTCGTCCTGACCGTGAACATCGGCGAGGAGTGAACCGCGTTTTTCATGGGCCGTGCGCTCTGGATGACGTCGATCGCTTTTCATCTCCTCGAGGCGCGCATGCCGCTGCCGGTCGAACACTGGGGGCCGGCCATGCTCGCCACCGCGCGCCGCACCGCGCTGCATGTGCTCGACGGCGTCGGCCGGCTCGGCGACGACCGGGCTGGCGTGGCCGGGATCACCTACACCCTGCGCCGGCAAATGCGCGACGACGAGCGCGTGCTGGTGCCGGAGCCGTTCCTGCGGCCTGGCATCGAACGGCCGCGGCTGATATCGTCCGGCCGTGTCTCCTAGCCGGCCCACACAACCGGCTTCAAAGCGCCTACGGGCGCTTTTTTTTCGTCCGGACGGTGTCTCGGCTGTCCTCCGGCGCCGCGCGCGCCTGGCGGCCGTCCTGGCGGCCTGGCGGGGCGAAAAAAAGCCCGGCGCTAGGCCGGGCAATGTCGTTCCCTTGAGGAGGAGAGGACGCGTCCGCATGCGCCTCGCCGGGCAGTGTATCCGGGTTGCTGGCGTCCCACCAGCGCCCGGCTAGGCGTCCGGGTAGCGGGCTGTCGGGAGCGTGTACGCCCCGGTGTAGATCGGCGCTCCCTTCGTAAACCGCACCTCGTCGATATGCCCGTTCCAGGGCGCTGTGCCGATGAACGTGGCGCCGATCGCCGGGGCGCAGCTGGCGTTCAGGGCGCGCACGAAGGTCGCCGTTCCTTCGGACGCGCCGTTGGCCAGCAGGCGCAGCGTGGTGCCGAACCGGGACACCGCCACGTGGTGCCATGCGCCGGCGGCCAGCGAGGTGCTGCCGGCAATGAGCGTGGTCGTTTGGTCAACCACGAACAGCTGCCCTGACGAGTTGATTCCGAGCCCGATGCCGACCCCGCCGCTCTTGCGGTTGTCGAGTATGTAGCGCGTGCTGGCTGGCGATCCGACCGCCAGGTAAATCCAGCACTCCATGCAGAAATCCTCTGCCCCGAAGCCGAAGGCCGCCGACTCGTTCGCCTTGACGTACATGTTGCTCGAGGCGGTGAGCTCGAGCGCCGTGCTGCCGAACTTGGCCGTGGTGTTCGTGACCCTGGCGCCGTTGAGGCTCGTCCAGATCGGCCCGCTGATCGAGTCCAGGATCGCCTGGCTGCCGTTGCTTCCTTCGAAGTGCAGCAGGGAGGTGACGCGGATCGCGTCGTCCGGAAAGGCCGCGGTCGGCACGGTGAGGCGGGCGCCGGTGTAGCGCGCCCATCCCTTGGTGATGCGCACCTCGTCAATGTGGCCCTGGAATGAGTTATCTCCGTTCGCGCAGCCGCCCACCGAGATCGGGGTCGAATTGACCATAAGCGTGCCGGCGGCCACGGTCGCGGTCCCGACGCGATCGCCGTTGGCGTAGATGGAGAAAATGTCGCCGTTCCGGACAAAGGCGATGTGCGTCCAAGTTGAAAACGGCACCGCGCCAGCCGAGGAGGCCAGCGCCACCTGGTATCCGATTCCGTTGTTCGACGTGAAGATCCGCAGCGTCCCGGTGTGGTCGAGCATGCAGGCAAACGGCGCCACGGTTAGTGCGTCCTGCTGCTTCGCAAACACGACCCGGTTCGACGAGATAGCCGGATCGAGGCGGACGAAGCACTCCATCGTCCAGCTGGAGGAGCCGAGGTCAAAGTCGCTCCCGTTAGGCGCAGTGATCGCGTCGCCGGTGCCGTCCAGCAGAAGGCTCGCGCCGCCGAACCGCGACTGTGCGGTGCTGATCTGTGCGTTGCCAACGACCGCTATTGGCTTGGGTGCGCGACCACTGTCAAGAATGACCGTGCTGCCGTTTGTGCCGTCGAGGTGCAAGAGAAGAGCGACGCCTGCCCCAATCGCGTCGACCGTGTCGATCGAGTAGTCGATAAATTGCGCCGACGGCGGCGTGAACGCGGCGAGGTACCGCGCGCTGCGCGTGTAGCGGAACTCGTCGATCTGCCCTGGGAAAGGAGCTACGCCGAGGCGCCTGGATCCAATGTGCGTGTTCTCGCCTGGCGATGCGAGCGTGGTGTTGACGCCGAGGCCCTCCTCGACCAGCACGCCATCGCAGAACAAGCGGAACCGGCCGCCGAGGTACTTCACAAAGGCCACGTGCACCCAGGTGTTCAGCGGCATGTTGTTCGCGGTGCTCGCCGATAGCGCTGGGTTCCACGCGCCAGGAGCGCCGGTGCTGTACGCCTTCAGCTGGCCGTTGCCGCCCTGAACGTCGCAGGCGATCAGGTACGGAGCCCAGCCGCTCGCGAGGTCGCGCGAAAGCATCCCGTAGAAGCCATTGACGTTGCTCGTGCGGCGCGCAAAGAACTCGATAGTGAATTCGTCGGTTCCCGGTTGCCAGTTGGTCGAATCCTCCGCGGTGATGTACGCGTCGGTGCCGTTGAGGTCCAACGATCCGCCGCCGTACTTGCTCTGGCTGGTCGTGACGACCGCGCCGCCCTGCGGCGTCCACCGAATGCCGCGGCGATCAGGAAACGATGTGGCGTTGTTGTCGCCGTTGAAGCGCAGGTGCGATGTGAGCTCGACCAGGAACGCATCGAACGGCATCGTCGGGTCGGGATGCTCGACGGTCGGCGGCACGAAGTTCGCGCGGTACAGCGCTGCGCCTTTCGTGATGCGCACCTCGTCAATGTGCCCCGAGAAGTATTGGGCAACGGTCGGCGCTGGCGTCTGCTGAACGCCGCCGATGGTCTGCCCGATCACGAGTTGGTTGCGCGTGTACACCCGCGTGTCGGTGAACGTGAACGCCTGCACGCCGTCGACGAAGCCGCGGATCGTGTTGCCGTCCCTGGTGACCGCGATGTGGTGCCACGTGTTGTTGCTGACCGTTCCGCCCTGGCCTTGCAGGATCGATGAATAAGCGCGCAGGTCGCCCGTCGATCCCATGTAAATCGCCAGGCCCGTCTGCAGGTTGTTGGACGAGTCGGTGCCGCGGAAGTCAAAGACGCAGTTAAATCGGGTCGCGCAGTCGATCGATCGAGCGAAGCACTCGACGGTCCAGTCGCCGTTGGAGAACTCGAAATCCGTGCACCCCGGATGTGCGATGTAGTCGGTGGTGCCGTTCAGGCCAAGACTCGCCCCGCCGAACTTCGATTGCGCCGTGGAAATGGCGGGCGCGCCCATGCGCGACCACACCTTGCCGGCCGTGTCGGTCAGGACTGTGCTGCCGTTTGTCCCATTGAAGTGAAGCAGCGAGACCGTTACGCCGGCATCGCTTGGGGCCTCGAGGTATGCCGTTGTCGGCACTGCTGCGGTGGTGTCGTGTGCCCACTGCCCTGCGCCCTTGATAACCGCGAATTCATCGACGAAGCCGCGGAACCAAAACGCAGAGGCCAGGCCGCCGACGATGTACTGCACTCCGGGGTTGAATGCGGTGCCTGTGAACCGGCGCGACCCGATCCACTTGCCGTTGAGGTACGCGCGGACCACATCGCCGCGCCTGGTCATCATGAGGTGGTTCCAGGCGTTCGGCGCCCAGTCCGCCACTTCCGACGTGATGTTGACCTCGTAGGCGGCGCCGCTCGTCGACGCCAGAAACTGCCAGATGGAGCTGAACGTTTGAATGATGAATCCGAAACTCGACCGCCAGTCGAAAACAAAGCCTTGATCCGTTGCGGTCGGGTAAGCCCACGCCGTGATCGTCCAGTCGTTCGCGCCAAGCACCATCGCGGCGTTGTATGGCGCTGTGACCTTGCCGTCGGTGCCGGTCGGATTAAGTGATGATCCGCCGAACTTTGATTGCGCCGTCGAGACCACGGCCGGGGCGGTTGCTGTCCACGTGAGCGCCGGTGTCAGCGCGCTATCTGTGATCGTGGTGCTGCCGCTGGCCCCGTTGAACTTCAGCAGCGAAAAAATCTGAGAGTCGGCTGGCGTCTGCTCCGTCCTGCCGTTTGAGTAGCGCGTGCTCGGCGGGGTGAAGGCGGCGGTCCAGATCGCCGCGCCCTTCACGAGCCGAAACTCGCTGATGTAGTGCCTGGTGATGCTTTGGCCGAGGAAGATCTGGCCGCCAGAATTCCACAACGAGACCGTGCCGATGTTGATCGTCGCGATCAGCGCGCCGTTGACAAAGAGCCGCAGGTTCGGGCCTTCGCGCGTGCAGGCGTAGTGGTACCAAACGCCGACCGTCGGCGTGTGGATCGGTTGCGAGTTGACGATGTCGTAGCTCGCGCCGGTGCTGGTCGCGTTGAATTCGACCTGGCCGGCCCCGCTCATCGTCCAAACCCACGAGTAAAACGGGTTGCCTCGGAAGACGAGCAGCGTGTTCAGCAGCTGTTCGTAGCGGATCCAGAAATCAATGCAGAAGTCCCCGTTGCCGAGGTTGAGTTCGGTGCTCGTGAAGCCGGCGCTTTCAAACCACTTACCTGACGCGCTGCCACCACAGTCCGCAATTCCTGCGCCCGCAAATGGCGGCGAGACGCCGACTTGATTGCCCCACGTGGTGCCGCCGCTGCGCAGCCAGTAGCCCGCGGCGCTGATCTCGTCCGGCGCATCCAGGCTGATCGTTTGCGTTCCGCCGAAGAAGTGCGCCAGCGCGGTCACTGTGCCGCCGGTTGGCGGCGGCGGGGGGGGAGGCGAGCCGCCGCCGCCACCGAAGGCATACGGGTTCAGGATAAAGCCGCGCTGGCGCTCGCTTGATGGCGGGCGCATCAGGTCGCGCAGGGCGCGCGCGCGCTCGAATCGGTCGCGGAAGATCATGCTGTCGGCGCTCCGATCAGGTAGATCTTCAGGCCTTTGGCGGTGCCGTCGCCGATCTGATCGATGTCGACGGTGATCTCGGCATCATCAGCGAGAGCCGTGTCGGAGACGACCGGCGGGGCGGCTGCCGTGGCGCTTGTTTTCTCGGCGTTGTCGATCGTGATCTTGGTCGAGAGGATCGAGGTTCCGCCTTCGTTGATGTCGACCGTGAAGATCGATCCGCTCGCCTGCGCTGTGGTGAGGCTGGCGCGCACCGCCTCGACCGTGAACGCGAAGGGCATCCGGAAGGTGACCTTATTGGTTCCGGCGGTCAGCGCTGTCGTCTCGTCGCTGCAGGCGATCGCAATGCACTGGCGTCGCAGCTGCGCCGCCGATGCCTTGCGCGTGACCAATCCCTGCCGGACCGGCAGTTCGTCGGCTGGCGCGACGGTGGTCGCCGCCGGAAGTTCGGAGATCTTGACGTCGGCCATGGCTTACCCCTCGATCGTGATGTTGTCGCCGTCCTCGGTCACGAGGCGGTCGCCGCTTTCGGCCAGGATGGTCGGATTGCCGTTCAGCGAGTTGAACACGTAGGCGTGCTTCTGATGGCTGACCAGGCCGCCGCGCTCGCTTTCGAGCTCGAGGCGCAAGGTCAGGTTGCCCGGGATCAGCGCCGCAGCGAATGTGTGCGTGAGCCCCGCGAGGCCCGTGGCCTGCGAGATCAGCGTGTTCGTCACGTTGTTGTAGATCCGGATGTTGTACGTCGTGCCGGCCTCGGGTCCGATGCTGGCAAATTCGGTGTCGACCAGGTCGTCCTGCTGCAGCACGCGATCGCGGTGCACCCAGGTGGCGACGACGTCGCCGGTGGTGTCGGGCGGGTAGGCGAAGGTGTTGATGCGCAGCTTGCCCGGCGGATACGGCCGGTGCTGGCGCTGGGTCATGGTCACCGACTCGACGTTGGCCAGCGTGCCGTCTAGCACGCCGCCGCCGCCCACCGTGACGAAGCGGCCGTCGACCGTCTCGCTGGGGGCGTACTTGTTCGAGTCCTGGCCTTCCCAGTCGTCCATCGCAAAGAACGCCGCGCCGGCCGAGTGCGCCTGGGGCACCGTGTCCGCGCAGCCGCGCTTGATGCCGATCACGCGCGTGGTGCCGTCGACCGATGTCACCTCGACGATCTCGGTCCCAATCAGCGCCCCGCTGCCGACCGAAAGCGAGCCCAGTTCGCGGGCCGTGGCTGCGGTCAGGGTGATGGAGGTGGCCGTGTGGCTGATGCCGGCCTGCAGCAGGCCGTATGGCGCGAAGGCCGCGTCTGTCTCGCGGTCCTCGTATTCGGCGCTGCCGGTGCGGGTCTGGAAGTTGAAGCCGGCCGGCAGGCCGTCGTCCGGCCTGGCCGCGAAGCCGACGGCGTAGCAGTCCGTGGCCGCCAGCACCGCGCGCTCGGCTTCGGTGCTGTTCCGGTAGATCGTCCGGTACGGCGCTTCGATCAGCGCCTGGTCGATGGTCGGCTGCGGCGCGGTCGACGGTTCCTCCCAGCCGTCGCCTGGCACCGCCACGTAGGTCTGTGCCGGCAGGCCGAAGACGTCCTCTAGCGCCTCGACGGTGATCGCGCCCTCGGTCAGCGTGCCGTAATCGACGCGGCCGACGCGCATGGGCAGATCGACCAGGCCGAGCTTGGCCCACGATAGCCGGATAACGTCGCCGGGCAGCAGGCTGTAGGCGTCGCGGTTCGTCCTGAACCGGACCTTTGCCAGGTTGCCGGTTGAGGCCTGCAGATCGCGCTGCGCCACGCGCGCGGCGAGGTTTTGGTTCGGCAGTCCTGGGTAGCTGGTCGTCTTGCTGACTACGCCGCCTTGCGAGTTGATGCTGGCCAGGTTTTGCACCGTGACCGCGGCGTCTTTGTTGCTGTTCGGGTCTTTGTACTTGACCGTGATTTCGTTGATCGATTCGCTCGGCGCGCTGCGCTGGAATGAATCGAGGGCGAGGATGTTGTCCTCATTGAAGTGCGGCAAGGCCGGGACGCTGTACCCGCCGCGGATCAGCTTGAGCACAAACAGGCCGGTGCGCCGGTCGGTCGCCACCACCGCGCCGATGTGATTGCAGACGATCTGCACGAAGTCCTCGATCGAGGTCTGTCGTGTCCACTGCATGCAAAGGCCGAAATTCTCGGCAAAGAGCGTGTCAGCTGCCGCCGTGAAGCTGGCCGTGTCGATCGAGGCGGTCGGGTAGCCCATGCCCCACTCGGGATCGGTGAGGCACTGGTAGATGATGTGCGCCGGATTCATGCCGGCCAGCACCGGGCTGCCGGTGATCGTCACGTTGTCGTACTCGGCAACGAAGGGCGCCGGGTCGCCGTCGCGCTGGAAGACGATCTTGTTGATCGGTACCGGGTTTTGACCGGACCAAAACGCGAGCCCGAATAGCTCGTTCGTCGATTCGGTGTAAACGCGGCAGATCGCGCCTTGCGTGGTGCCTGGCCCGATCGGGTCTTGCCCGAATGTAATTTCTACCCGGTACCACGTGTTGTTTGCAATTTGATTGCTGCTGCCAGCCACGTAGCCGATGCGGTTTAGTTGACCGACGAATGAGGTGCCGGCCCCGAAGAAGGCCTCGATCCTCGGGAAAAACATGTAGTAGAGGCCGGTGTCGATCGCTTCGAAGCAGATCCGCAGCGCGTCGCCGTAGGTGCCTGCGCCGGTGAGGCGCACCCGGAAAGTGATGAGGCTCGGGATGATCGGCTGCGGCAGCGTGCGCCGCATCGCGGTCTGAGGATTCGCGCCGCCTAAAAAGCTAGTTATGTAGTCGCCGGTGCTGTAGATGATGCCGGCCACGCCGCCGGCATCGAGCGCGTAGGGCGCGATCGTGTTGCAGTTGTCGCTGAAGTTGATGGACGACGCGTTGCCGACCTGGATCGTCGCCTTCGTCGGGTGAAACACCGCCGTGCGCCAACCTTGCAGGATCCGGCGCACGCGGAACGCCCACGGCTTGATGTACGGGTTGTTGCAGCCAACGTAGCCGCCGCTCTGCTGGTACCAGCGCCGGAAGGAGAACGGCAGGCCTGGCACGAGCGTTTCGTCCAGGCCGCGGAACACTGCAGTAAGCAGGCCGCGGTATCCCGGCTGCTGTCCGCCCTGGCGCGCCGCGAGGTAGGCGTTCGCGCCCTGGGTGGCCTCGCCCATCATCACGTCCAGCGTGCCGAAGATGCCGCCTTCGCGGTCCTCGCCGCCGAATATGTCCGTCGACGCACTGAGCGCGACTGCGGTGCTCGTCGTGATGTTGCCTTGCCAGATCACGCGGTCGCCGACCTTGATCGATAGCACAGTGTCGACCGGGCCGTAAGCGAGGCCGAAATGCAGGCCCATGAAGTAGCGGTAGCCGACGGTGACCTTGCTCATTGCGCTGCTCCGTTGCGCGCGCGCTCAACCACGCGCAGCGCGAAGCCATCGCCGGTCGCCTCGAGCGTTGACGCTGGCAGGCCGTCGCGGACGAAGGCCGCCCAATCGAGCCCGTGCCTGGTGAACCACGCGCGCGCGCCCGTCATGCAGTGGCCGCATGCACGAATGTCCGCCGGTCGGACGATGACGTCGGCCACTACTTGCCCCCGCCGCTGCGCCGGATCGGCGTGGTGGATAGGTCGCCGTACCACAGGACGTTCGATCCCGTGATCCATACCTCGCCGAAAACGACCGGCACCGGCCGGCCCTCCTCGGCGGTCGGCACGGTGAAGTCCTCCAGTGCCGGGGGCGGCTGGGTCGGCGGCTTCGGCGCGAGCGCGTAGGAGATAACCGCCGCGACGACGAGGACAACTAGGGCTGTGAACGGATCCATGGCGCCTCAATAAAGCGGGTCACCGCCGAAGGGGTTCTTCGACGGAATGTAAGGCGTCCCGCCGTAGTTGAGGATGTTAAGGAATCGGGTGCACCCGCCGTCGCCGGTGGTGCGATCGCATCCCGGGTAGGCGATCACCGACTGCCCGATCGTGAGACCCGGGATCGCTCGCTCGAGCGTGAGCGTGGTGCCCGTGTGGCCGGTCACCCAGCGGCGATCGATCAGGCCGTCCGGGTTCGTCCACTCGATAAAGCCGCCGGTGAAGTAGCCGCTCGGGTGCGCGCCGTAGGCCGCGGCCGTGATCGTGAGCCCGCTCACTGCCGTGAGCGTGCCGGCCACGTCCCAGTCCGCCTTGTTGACCTTGCACTCGCTGCCGTACAAAACGTGCGGGCAGAGCTTCTGCCAGGCGCGTCGAAGGCCGGAGCGGCGCATCGAGGTAAAGACGGACTCGCAGAAGACGTCAGCAACCGCGCCGCCGAATTCGACGCTCAGGATCCGGCCCTGCCAAACGACCACGTACTCGGCGTCGACGTCCGTGTCGTGTCGCTGCCAAATGTTGATGAGCACCGGATCGCTCGGCGAGCCTGCCCGGTAGCCGTCGACCACCTCGAGGTCGCGCGGGCAGCTGATCCGCAGGCCTGCGCGCGCGATCTCCTGGCTCACCTCGACCGCGCCGCGCGTGATCGGGGTCATCGTGTAGGTGTTGCCGCTCCACACGATGTCGCGGTCGGCCGCGGCGTATCGCCACCGCTTCGTGCCGCGGACGAACTCGAACAGTTCGATCGGCGCGCCCTGGTCGGCGCTCCGCTCTCGTGCGTCAAAGGTCATGGCGGAAACTCACGAAGGTGGAGGTCGCCTCGACCGCCTGGCCGGTCCAGTGCACGATCTCGGTCCCGTCGCCGGCCTGGCGCATCAGCTGCATGAAAGAGACGCGCACGACGTCCGCCGCGGCGATCGCCGAGGGCGCTACTGGCGTGACCGTCAGGCGCTCAAGCGCGCCGCTCAGTTGCGTTGACGCCGTGATCTTGCGGTACAGCACCGTGCCGTCGCGCAGGTAGATCGCGATGTGGTTCCGGCCCGGCTGCTGCGCGAGGAAGGCGTTGTACCCGTTGTTGACGATGTCGATCGTGGCCGCGCCGTTCGCAATGTTGGCCGCCACCGTCAGGTCATCGGTCCACGTCGGCATCCAAACCGCGCCATAGCGGCCCGCTAAGTAATAAAACAGGCCGCGCAGGGCCAGCGCATCGATCTCCTCGGTCGCCATCCACCCGTGCGTCTGTTCGAACAGCGCGAGCCCGCCCTCGTCATCGAGGTAGGTCGGTCCGATGCCGCCGTCGAACTCCTCGGTCTTGCGGCTGATCCCGAGGGTGATCTCGTTCCCGACCAGCGGCCGTTGGGTAAAGACCGGGTAGCCGAGGTAGGTAGTGGCCGGCGGGGTGGCCGCCCAGTTGGCTGCTTCTTTCGCCGTGAACCGCGCCCGCAGGTAGCCCGTGGTGCCATCGAACCGGTTGATCGGGATGGCTTGCTCGAGCGTGGCCGTTGTCGCCGGGTAGAGCCTGGCGCTGGCCGCCCAGGCGGACGTTGTCGGGTCCGCGAGGTCGATCGAGGTCGGGTTGACGGCCGTCACCTCGACCACCTCGCTGCGCCCGTCGTCCGCCTGCAGCATGGCCAGGCGCCCGGCCTGCAGTTCGCTGTTCGTGGTGTCGACCGGGATGGAGGTCACGCCAAGGCTCAGGTCGGCGCTCGGGTGGCGCGCGTCCCAGTACAGCGGAACCGCCCAGGTGCGCGCCTGCCAGCCGGCCACGTGCGTTTCGAGCAGCTTGCGGTCGCGCTCGGTCACCAGCACGTCGAATTCGATCTGTCGCCTGGCGCCGTTGCGCAGCTTGCGGCGCTGCTCCCTGGCGTTGAAGCTGCGCAGGACGTCCGTGCGGAACTCCAGGCGTTCGAGGATGCCTCGCGCCCAGTCCGGGTGCCAACGCCACGGGGTGCCGGTGAACATCGCCTACGCCAGCGAGCTCTTGATCTGGCCGCGGTTGCGGGTGATCACGTTGACGATGGTCCGCTCGCCGCTCGGCGTGCTCAGGTAGTCGCTCACGAGGTTCGGGTCGATCGCGTTGACGATGCGGGTCGATCCGCCGCCGTTGGCCTGGTTCCGCGGGTCATCGCGCGAGAGCACCTCCTCGCCCTTTTGCAGGACGGCCGGCACCTCGTCGGACTTCAGGCCCACCATGCCGCCGCTGTGGAAGCGGGGCGCGCCCGCAAACAGCCACGCCGGCGCGGTGATGCGCTGGCCGGTGCCGGCCATGCCGCCCGAATGCTGCCGGGTGGCGCTCAGGCCCGCCGAGGCGGCCCGTCCAAGGCCGGGGTAGATCGCGTCCAGGGTCTGGAGCACCAGGAAGGTCGCCAAGGCGCGCGCGGCCAGCTGCGCCATCGAGCGCGCGAAGCTGGACACGAAGTCTTTGATCTTGTCGCTCGCGCTGGTCGAATTGTCGCCCAGCGACATAAACAGGTTTTCCAGGCTGCTCACCGCGCTGTCCGCGACGGTGGCGGCAAGGCTTGCCCGCATCTGATCGAGGGACGCAATGAGGTTGGAAATGGCGAGGTCGGTGCCTTCGAGCCCGTCGCGCTTGATGCCAGCCAGGGCCGCGCGCAGGTTTTCCGCGCCGCGCAGGATCTCGGGGTCGTTCGTCCTGGTCGCCAGTTCGGACAGCTGGGTGTTCAGCCGGCCGAGTTCCTCGGCGGCCTGCTGCCGGGCCTCACGCTGGCCGGAGGCGGCCGCATCGGCGCTGATCCCGCCCGTCGATCGCTGGTCGGCCAGACTCTGCAGGCGGCTCTGCAGGCGCTGCTGCACCTCGGCGGCCTGGCGCTCGATCTCCTGAAACCGCGCGCGCGCGGACTGGGTGCTGATCAGGCCGTCGATCAGGGCCACGCCGGCGGTATTGCCCTCGGTCACCAGGCGCTGCCGGAAGTCCCGGTACTGCTGCTGCAGGCGCAGCTGCGCGGCGCGCTCCAGCTGGCCCTGCTGTTCCAGGCGTTCGACCTCCAGCTGCAGCAGCTGGTCATTGATGGCCTGCTGTTCGCGCAGCCGGTCGCGTTCGGCCTGGCCGACGACCGAGCCGCGCTCGCGCTGCAGGATCTCGATTCGGGTGGCGGCCTTGTTCGCGTCGTCTTGCTTGCGCGCCTTCTGAGCCTCGGCGAGCTTGCGGCGCTCGGCGGCAATCTCGGCGTCGATCGCCTGGGTCTGTAGCGCGGTGCGGCGCTCGAGGTAATCGGCCAGCGAGATCCGGGCGGCCTGGTAGAGCGCTTCGATCTCCCGGATCCCGCGCTCGGTTGCGTCCTTTGTGACCGCGAGGCTGTCCAGCACCGGGCGAATGTCGCGCACGTTGCGCGGGCCGGCCTGGTTACTGCCCTCGCGCCGGCCGCGCTCGCGCGCCGCGATCGCTTCGTTGCGAGCCTGTTCGGCCTCGCGCTTGGCTTGCCGGTTTTCGTCCAGCGCGTCCTGAATCTGCCCGCGGGCGGCCTCTGCCGAGGCATTAATGGCCCGGTCCCGGCGCGCCAGCGCGGCATCGATCGTGTCGTCCGTGAAGATCGCCAGGAAGGCGTCTTTCAGGAACCGGGCTTGTTCGACGTAGTAGTCGATCAGGAAGGCAAACGAGGTAACCGCCACCTGGATTGCGGTCCTGATGTTGCGCGGGAGGTCGCGGATCGCTTCGAACAGGAACCCGAAAACGTCCGTCCCGCTGCCCAGGAAGTTGCGCGTCGCCTGCCGGACGATGTCGATCGCGCGGGTGGCGTCCGCGATGATGTCGCTGAAGGCCGAGCCCCAGGCGCGCCCGAACTCCACGATCGAGCCGATGAATTCATCGCTGCTGAGGGTGCTGGCGAGGCTGTCCAGGATGCCGGCAAGGCCGCGCGTGCCTGCGCTTGCCTGGTCGAAAGCGCCCACCAGCTGGGTGCCCGCGTTGCGCAGGCGCGTGAAGGCCTGGCCAACGGTCAGGGGCAGCTGTTCGAAGTTGGCCCGCACCTCGTCGCGCTGCGACTTCAGGGCGTTGATCACCGCCTCGCCGGTGATCTTGCCCTCCTCGCCGTACTTGCGCAGTTCGCCGCGGGTGATGCCCATGCCCTTGGCGATGGCGTCCGCCAGCGCCGGGGTCTGTTCGAGGACCGAGTTCAGTTCCTCGCCGCGCAGCGTGCCGCTGCCCAGGCCCTGGCCCAACTGCACGAGGGCCGCGTTCGCCGCCTGCGCGCTCGCGCCGGAAAGCTGCACCGCCTGGTTGATCGTCTCGACCACCTGCAGCAGCGTCTCCTGGCCGACGCCGGCATCCTTGGTCGACTGCGCGATGCGGGTGTAAAGGTCGACCGTCTCGCCCAGGCTGCTGCGCGTGCGCTGCGCGAGGTCGAACAGGGCCACCTGCGCCCGGTTGAACTCCTCCTGTGATCGCGTGACGAGCCGCAGGCGGGCGTTCAGGGTGTTGATCTCGTCGGCCACCCGGACCAGCTGCACGACGCTGGCGAAGGCGGCGAAGCCGCCGACGAGGTTGCGCACGGAGCGCAGCGCGCCCTGTAGGCCTTCGTTCAGGCGGTTGATGCCCTGCGCGCTGCCGGCCTGGTTCGCGGCCTGGCCGACGCCTCGCAGCTGTGCTTGCAGGCCTGCGAGCGCCGCCTTGACCTCGGTCAGTTCGGCGCTGATGCGGATGCTTAGGTCAGGCGTCGCCATGGTTTGTCAGGCCCTTGATGTATTTCTTCCACACCTTGCCTTCGGCCTGCGCCATCCGCATCGCGATCGCGTCGCCGAATCTCACCGCGCGCTGGTGTCGCTCAATCGCGCCCATGAAGGCGCGCACCTGCGCCAGCGTGTACTGCTCAATGTCGGGCAGCCGGTGCCCGTGCCCGATCAGGGCTTGGATGGTGTCTGTCCACCCCCACGGCTCGCCGCGGCCTCGCCCATTGCCTGCCGCAGAGCCGGCTGCAGGCGGCGGGCGAAAAAATCGGCGTTCACCTTCACGACCGGCAGCAGCAGCTGCAAGAACTCCATCGGGTCCAGGCTTTCAATCTCGCCGCGCTTGACGCGCAGCGCGATCGCGGCCGCTTCGATCAGGCCGTCGCCGTGCTCGGTGATGAGATCCAGCAGCGTGGCCATCAGGTCGCCCTGTTCGCCCTGCGCCCCGTCGAGAAGCGGCGCGATCGCGCCGGCCATCGGCCGGATGTGCCGGGTAAAGGCGGGCAGCTGGCCGATCGTGAGCGGCCGAACCACGAAGGTCCGGCCGCCCACCTCGACTTGCTGCTCCGGCTTTTCGATCGCGTCGAATTCGCCGGGCATCGGTTAGGCCTCGATGTCGACTTCGAAGTACTGCGACTGGCCCACGCCGCGGCTGGTGTCGGCCAGCAGCTTGCCGGTGGCTTCCGCCGCTGCAAACTCCTCGCCGATCAGGGGCAGCTGCGCCAGCGCGCCGACCTTCACGCGGAAGGCGCGCACCGTCACGCGCTTGCCGCTGCGCGCCTCGTTCAGGCCGTCGAAGAACAGTTCGTACTCCTTGCCGCTGTTCACCAGCGCCTGCACGGCATCGTGCTCGGCGGTGGTGTAGTCGGCCTCGACTGCCTCGCCGTCGGTGAACGACGCGGCGGCGGTGATCAGGATCCCGCTCGAGCGCAGTTCGTAGTCGGTCACGGGCGTGAGCAGGATCCGGCCCATGCAGGTCAGCGTGGCCGTGCCGTCGACGACGGTCGCGCCTGGCGTGGTCGTGCTGCCCAGGCCGCCCGGGGGGCTGGCTGCCGAGGTGCCGGCGGTCGTCACCTTGAAGTAGTGCGTCGGCGAGCCGATGGCCTTGATGTACTGGCCGACCGTGTACGCGGTGCTGTCCGCGCGCGTGACGGCCGTGCGGCCGTTGGCTGCGCGCACGACGGGCGCCGGGGTTGCGGCATGCGGCTCGCCGAACGGCACGAAGCCGCCGCGGGCGCCGGTGCCCATCGCCTGGTTCGTGCGGGCCACGCCGCCGACTTGATTGGCAGCCGAGCCGTAGAGGGCGCGCGCCAGGTTCGCGGCGTTCAGGTCGTGCATGGTCATGGCCATCTCGACCGCGCTGATGCGACGGACTTCGTTGCGGGTGCCGCCGCCGGGGTTCGTGAAGTCTTTGAGTTCCTTCACGTCCTCGGTCACGCTGAGGTTCAGCGCCGAGCAGTTGCCCACTTCGAGCATGGGGAGGGAGGCGCTGCTGCGGTCACGGAGGTAGACCTTGCCAACGCCGAGGTAGCTGTAATCGGACATGGTGATGCTCCTATCGGTGGTTGATCAGTCCGGATCGCCCTTGAACGTGGCTCGGACGCTGAAGGCCAGCGGCATGTAGCAAAAGCCGCCGTCATACTCCGGCCCCGGAGCCTCTGCCAGGCGCAACGTGCGCGCTGGCGCGACCCGGAACCCGAGAAGTGCACGCAGGACTTGCTGGCCAATGCCGCCAGCTTCGTTCCGCGCGTCGATTGGAAGGCCGGCGCCGCGCGCGGTCTTGGCCGCGCACACCACCCACCAGGTTTGTTCGATGTTGACGACCATGCCCTGCGCCTGGTCCTCGATCACTTCGTAGCCGTCGTAGATGACCGCGACCAGGGGCGCCTTCTGCCGCAGTTCGGGCACGCGCGTGACGTCGTCCAACGTGGCGATCGTGACGCCTGGCAGCTTCTGCTTCAGGCGCTCGACGATCATTGCCTCGAACGGTTCGAACATCGATCACCCCGCTCCGTTGACGCGCTTCTGGAAGTACGAGCGCAGCGCCCGCACCACCGCGATCGACCAAAGCGGCGGCAGCGCGACGATGTCGCTGTTCTCGCGCAGCGGCAGGAACGGCCGCGCCGGCACGTTCGGGTTCGGCACGGTCTGGAAGACCGGGAACTTCAGCGGCTTGCCGAAGGCCTGGGTGATCCGTCGCACCTCTGGCTTGGTCTTGCCGCGCTGGTGCGCGCGCGCGTAGCGCACGTTCGTGCCGATCACCACTCCGTTGTTGTCGGCGATGCTCGTGATCGACCGCTGCAGTCGGCCGGTGTCGCGCAGCGGCTGGCCCTTGCGGTACTTCAAAGGCGCCCACGGCTTGCCGTAGGGATCGATGCCCAGCTTGAAGCAGAGGCGCACCTTGGTCGCAATCACGCGGCCGATCGTTTCGAACGCCGGCTTCATGTCCGCGCCCGCCAGCGCCGCCAGCTTCGCCTTGAGCTTGGCGTCCGTGACGCGGACTTTGAAGAGGTTGCCGGTCGCCATCAGAAGTTCTTCAGCGAGTCGGCGGTAAACACCCGCTCGGCGCTGTAGTAGACCGGGGTGTCGGCAGCGGCTTGAACGGTGCTGTCGCTGTTCGGCGGCAGCGAGATCTTGCCTTGGGCGAGCAGCTTCAATTGCTCGAGCGCTGTCTCGTGCCGGCGCCGGACTTCCTCCGGGCTGCGCTCGTCCCACAAGTTGTACCGGACCAGGTCCGCGGCCCAGGCCTTCACCAGTTCCGGCACGGGCTCGACCAATGGCAGCGTGTAGCGGCTCGCGAGATAGCCGTCGATCACCGCGGCCGCGTGCGCCTCGGCGCGCACGAAGCTGTCCGTCTCGCCCGTGAGTTCGTCGATCTCGGATTCGCCGAACCGCGCGGCCATCTCGGTCTGCGTGATGTACGGCATCAGGTTTCCTTGATCTTGAGCGTGAGCGTGCGGTCGTCCACCTGGCCCGTGTTTGTCGTGATGCGGCACGTGACGGTGGCTGCCGTGCCAACGGTGCCGCCGCCGATGCGTGCTGTCACCTTGCCGTCGGCGCGCATGCTCGCGAGCAGCGTGCAGCCAACCACGATCACCTCGTGCTGGGCCAGCGTCTCGGGGGGCGTGTTGCCGGCCAGCCAGGCGGACCAATCGAAGACGTAATCAAGGACCGCATCAGGATCCTTGACGTCGCTCGCTTTCCCACCGGTGATCGTGATGCTCATTGGCTCCCTCGCTCCGGCACGACGTAGGTCCGCGCTTCGGCGGGCAGAGTGTAGATGCGCGACTCCGCGGGCACCAGCACCACGCGCGCCTCGGCGTCGATCGCGTAGGTCCGTTCGGCGTTGCTGCCCGGACTGAAAACACCAGCGCCACCCGGGATCTCGATTTCCGCCAGGCCGCCGAGCACGAGGAAGCTGGCGCCCTGGGTCAGTTCGGCGCCGCCCGGCGCTTCTCGCTCGAGCCCGCCGCCGGCCGCGATCGTCACGAGGCCTGGTTCGATCGCGATGCCGCCCACGCCGGCGCGCTCGACGTACCCGCCAAGGCCGAGCGTTACGGCGCTGCCCACGGCCGTAACGCCGCCGGCCTGTTCCGTTTCGCGCGCGCCGCCCAGCGTTACGGTTGCCGGGCCTGGCGTAACGCTGAGGCCGCCTGCGCGCTCGCGCTCGACCGCGCCGCCCAGGCCGAGGCTGACGCCGCCCAGCGTGGCCACGGTTCCGCCCGCGCGCTCGGCTTCGACTGCCCCGCCAAGGCTCACGGAGGCCGCTCCCGGGCTTACGGCTGCGCCGCCGGCCCGTTCCCGCTCCACCGCCCCGCCCAATGCGACGGAGGCCTGTCCTGGGCTCGCTACGGCGCCGCCAGCGCGCTCCGTTTCCCGCGCGCCCCCCAGCGCCAGCGAGACCTGGCCCGCCGTTGCGGTCAAGCCGCCGGTTGTCTCGCGTTCGGTGCGCCCGCCTACCGCGAGGCTGACTTGCCCCGGCGTTGCGATCGCCCCGCCTGCGGCCTCTCGCTCGGTCCTGCCGCCAAGCGTGAAGCTGACAGCGCCCGGGGTGATGACCGTGCCGCCCGCAAGTTCGCGCTCGACCGCGCCGCCGACTGCGACGCTTTGTGCGCCCCCGCCCGCCGTGGCAACCGTGCCGCCCGCGCGCTCGCGCTCGCTGCTGCCCCCAAGGGTCGCCGTTTGATTGACGGCGGCCGCCTCGAAGAACTCGCCGCGAAGAATCAGGCCCGCGAGGCCGTCGTCCCAGGTGTCCGATCCGCCGCGAAGCCCGACCGGGAAGTCCCGTTGCGGGGAGCGGATGGCCATCGCTTACCCGTGAATGATCTTGCCCTGGCCGCGCAGGATGCCGGTGCTCGTCGTTCCGCAGCTGACGACGAACTGCAGGCAGGAGTCGTTCGGGATCTTCGGGCCGCCCAGCTGCGCCCAGTCGCGCGGCTCGGGTTTGTTCGCCACCAGCACGTCGACAACGGTCCGCTGGCGCAGGCAGGTGAAGCCGAAGTTGCCGGCCACCGTGGTGCTGGCGCTCAGGATCACGCTGTTGATCGCGCGGATGTACTTGCCCTGGTCGGCCGCCTGAATCAGCGGCGTGAGCGGGATCAGGCGCCCCGCGCGCAACGTGCCGCCGACCGCCTGCACTGCCAGGTTGTTGCTGGTGCCGTCATTGAACGTCACATTGATCGTCGCGTTCGATGCGGTGCCGCCGCCGTCGCTGTAGACCTCGAGGAACCACTGCACATCGCTGTAGTTCGAGTCGCCCAGGCGCGCGGCCGGCGGGTTCAGTGCACCTGGCGCGAGATCCAGGCCGGTGATCGCCTGCGAGGTGGTCACGTTGAGCACCAGGCCGCCCATGTGAGCGATCCGGTCGTGAATCTCGATGCCTTGCGCCGCGTTCGCGCTGACCGGCGCAAACCACCCTAGATAGCTTTCGGCTGGCGCGACCTGGTTCGGAAACGAGATTGCGCCCAGCGTCGCGCTGGTCGGCACCGCGGGCGTGGTGCCCGGGATGGCCGCCTGCGCCGGCTGCCCTGATGCGCGCCACAGCGAGAACAGCTGGCCCGCAACGGCGTTGCCGAGGGAGCCCTTGTCGATAACGATGCGGCTGGCGTTGTTCAGCAGCGCATCGATCAGCTGGTCCCGCGTGGTGATCGTCATGGCGAGCTCTAGATCCGCAGGATCCGGTTCGCGCCGTTGCTCCACGCAACCGCGATGTTGCCGCCGTTCGGCGTGATGGGCAGGTTCGAGCCCGAGTAAGGCACCTCGTAGACGTCGCCGGCTGCGACGGCGCCGCCCAGCGCCGCGACCGTCATCGAGCGCGCGTTGGCCGCGGGAGCGGACCCGAGCGTGATGGTCAGCGGGCCGGCTCCGCTGATGCGGTCGGCCACTGCGCCGTTGGCAATCGCCAGGGCCAGCGGGTCGACGGTCAGGGCGGTGGCGCCGCCGGCTGCAGCCGCGGCGATCGTGAACTGAAAGCGGCCGTCAATGATGGCCAGCAGTCGCTGCGCCGTGGCTGCCACGTCCACGCCGCCGCCCACGGCCGAGGCTTGGAACAGGAGGATTGCCGGGACCGCTGCGCCGGCCGCGACCGTGTTAAAGGTCACGTCATCGAAGTCCAGCACGCCGTCGGCGAAGCTTGGCGTTGTCAACGCCGCCGACGTTTGGGCAAGCGTGCCGCCTGCGCCGGTCACGTCGGAGACGAACACGTGCGAGGCGTTGTAGGTGTAGCCGCGCAGAAGCGCCGCCTTGAACACCGCCGTGTCGATATCGATCAGGCCGGTGCCGAGGCCCTGCCGTGCTTGTGCGAAGAACCGATCCATCGTGCGTGCCTCGTTTCCGTTCGACCAAAACGAACGGGCGGCCCTGCCGGAGCGCCGCCCGTTCTTCGTGCTTGGGCTCCCCGAGGCCGCCCGGCAGCGGCTCTCGGATCGTTGCGCCTTCCGGGTATTAGCTGAACGCCAGCGGGCGGATGCAGGCGGGGCGGCCGCACAGCACCCGGGGGTGCGTGGCGATCGCGACTTGCATCGCCTTGATGCCCATGGCGTCTTGCACCGGCATGCTGCCCAGGTAGTACGGCTGGCCCAGGGCGCCCGCACCGGCCGATTCCATCGTGTCGTTCGGGGCGAAGGCTTGCCAGAACGTGTCGGCCACGCCGAGCGGGAAGGCCACCGCCTTGTTGTCGGTGATCTTGACCGCGCTGGTGCCGCGATAGCGTTCCCAGGTCACGTTGCCAAAGGTGAACATCTGGCGCGGATCGTTGCGCAGTTCGGCCGCGGCCTGGTAGCCCAGGTACGTGTCCTTGATCGCTTTGTTTTCGATCAGGTTCGTCCAGAAGCCGTCGCTGCAGAACACGTGAATGCCGGTGAACGTCAGGCCGTCCAGGGCATTCTCGATCGGCACGATGATCTTGGTGAAGACCTCGGCGCGCGTCTTGGTGGCGTCGACCGACAGGGCGATCGATTGCTCGGCGGGCGTGGCGCCGAACTCGGTCGTCCCGGGCGAGAGCAGCGCGGTCATGCGCAGCGACTCCAGCGTCAGGTCGACGTTGCGACGCAGCTTGTTCACCAGGCGCTGGCGACGCTCCTCGACCACTTCGGCCTGGCCGGCGGTGCCCATGCCGCGCGCGGCGAGCACCTCGTCGGCGTAGACCGCGCCGTCGTCACCGTAGCTGGCCGTGGTGAACGTGTGCACCTTGCGCTTCTCGAGCGAGGTGGTGCTGCGCGGGCCGCCGCGGCTGATGGCGGTCAGCACGCGGCCGGCTTCGGTCGTCTGCTCCTCGACCGCAAACGTGGTCGACGTCAGCGGCACCGTTTCGAACAGGCCGAGTTCGCCAAGGCGGCCCGGGGTGTAGGGCGCCTTTTCCAGGGCGCGGACCAGGTTCTCCCTGGTGAAGTAGTCGCGGAAGATATCCATGATTCGTCCCGTGGTTGTGAGGGGTGGTGATGCCTGCCGCGGTTAGCGGACCAGGATGTCGGCGGCCGCCAGGTCGACGATGCCGGCATCGATCGCCGGTTGCGCCTGCGCGTTCCAGTTCAGCAGGCCTGCCTTGACTTCGGCGTGGCGCGTTATCGCAACGCCGGCCTGGTTCGAGCCGGAGTCCTCCACGCCGTAGGCGAGGATGCCGCGCGCGACTTCGGTGCCGTCGGCCGCGCCGTTGTTGTAGACGGTCCAGAGGCCCGAGGCCGTGATGCGGCCGAGGACCGTGCCGGCCACCATCGCGGGGGCGGCTGCGGCGATCGTGATCGCTTCGCGCGAGATCTGGCCGTTGGCCTCGGTTTCGAGGAACTCGAGCGGCCGGACCGGTTCGTTGTAGGTGGGCATGGTGCTCTCCTGGGGTAGTGGCCGGCGGCCGGGTTACTTGGTCTTGGCGTCGGACTTGCCGCCGCTTGCGACTTGGGCGCGCAGGCGCGCTTCGATCGTGGCGATGTCCTCGGCTTCCTTGGTCTTGGCCGCTGCGGCGGCCTCGCCGTACTCGACCAGCTTCGGACCCGCGGCGACTTGCGCCAGGTAGAGGTCGCGCTGGGTGAGCTTGGTGGCCTTGTCGCCCTCGCCGAAGTCGAAGGTGGCCTCGCCGGCCGCGAGGCTCATGGCGAAGTTCACGGTGGCGGCCTTCTGTGCCGGCAGCACCTTGCCTTCTTTGATCAGGGCGTCGACGCGCGTCTCGACTTCGGCGCGCTGCATCTTGCCTTCGCGCTCTGCCAGCTTGGACTCGCGCTCGGAGAAGTTGGCGGCCTGGGCACGCAGGGTGGCGAGTTCCGCCTCGGCTTTGTCGGCGCGGGCCTTCTCGGCATCCAGTTGGGCTTGGGTGATCATGGGGGTTCCCTCAGAGAAGGCCGGCATCGCTGCCGGGTTCGTGGTGACTGGCTCGCTGGCCGTTTTGGCGGCCGTATCGAGGTCGGACAGCAGGTAGTTCGGCAGCACCTTGTCGGCCGCCTCGACGCCGCTCTCGCCGATGATCCACTCGCGCAGGCCGCGGAACGCCGAGGCGATCGTCGACCAGGCCCACGGGCTCACGTCGCCGAACTCGACGATTCCTTCGTCCGCATCGGCGAAGTTCACGTCCTTCAGGCCCTTCACGGCCGGCGGCTGCGCGCCCAGGAAGCCCACGTGGCGCAGGTAGAACGTGCCCGGCTTCGGGTTGTTCGGGCTGTCGGGCGTGTAGAAGCTGGCGCTGCGCTTCTTAAAGCGGCCGGCCTGCACCATCTCGGCGAAGGACTCGTCCACCTGGATTGGCTCGGCTTCGATCGCGCCTTCGTTGAAGGCCAGGGACTTGATCCAGCCGTAGGCCGGCCCGTTGTCCTTCGGGTGCCCGACGACGATCGGCGCCTCGTGCACCGCCGGGTCATACGCGGCTACGGCGGCTTTCAGATCGTCCTCGGTAAAGGCGATCGCGGTCCCTTGTGCGGACACGTGCTTGCCTGCCTTGAAGATCTGAAATCGCTGCATTCGCGCCTTCGGGGTGAGTGCCGGCCTCTTGGGATGCGCGCGGACTGTAGGGCTGTTGCTTTTCTGTGAATACCCGGAACTAGGGCCTTCCCTCCCGTCTAGCTGTCGAATTGTCGGCTTTTGCCCGCGCTTTTCGACTTGACGCCCCCTAATTCCTAGGGTGATATCTGTCCCACGCGCTGCGTTTCGACGGCGCCACCCTTGAGGACTGACAAATGCCACTCTTCTCCGCTCTCCTGGTTCGCTCGGTTGCCGGTCGCGCGCCTGGGCAAATGATCGACGTGCTCGGTCGCATCAACGACGCCACGTACCGCGTGCGCTTCGCGGACGGCTTCGAGGCTGAGGTGTCGGCCTTCTCGTTCCTGAAGCAGGGGGTCTAACCATGGCCACCACGCTTCGCGCCGTCACGATGTCCGAGCGCAAGGCCGCTCGGATCCTGACGCAGACGCCGATGCGCCACCAGCGCAAGGCGTGGCGTCTGTTCCTCGCATGCGACGTCGACGGGCTGAATCGCTCGAGCCCGCCGGTGCGTCGGTGCTTCATGGCCTTCTCGGTCATGGCGTGCATGGACGTCGATCGCGCGCTGTCCCTGTCGGCGCGGTGATCGCGATGGCCACCAAGCTCACGAAGGAAGTCCGCCGCTCGGCGACCGGCCTTGGCGTCAACCGCCGGCCGTTCGTGGTGACGCTGGCGCCCGGGGATGTGATCGGGTTCCGCGACGCCAAGACGCGCCGCACCTACTGGACGACGCTGCAGCACTGCTACGCGCTGGCCGTCCGTCAAACCGTCGCCTGGGAGAAGGCGCAGAAGGCCAAAGCCAAGAAGGGGGCCAAATGAACAAGCCCACGCCCGCGGAGCTCGCCCGCCTCGAGGAAGCCCGCGCCTCGGA